GCCCCGGTATACGAGACCGGGGCTTTGCCGCGTTCACAGCCTCACGGTGGCCATGATGAGCAGGGTGAGGATGAGGACCGCCACACAGAAGGCGAGTGTCTTGGCCCGCTCGCGTGGTGGCAGATCATCCATGATCCGCACGGTCGCCTCCTGACCAAAGGACAGCGCCGGCCCCGGAACCGGGCAGGGCGGGGCCGGCGCTGGGAGGAGTTGGGATCAGTTCCAGATGAACTGATCCGGACTGGCCAGGCCAGCCAGGGCAAAGGCCGCGGCGCCGGCGCTGATGATGGTGAGCGAGACGCGCCGCCAGGCGCGCATGGGCCAGGTCTTGGAGTGTCGCACGGTGATCCTCCCCGGTGCGTGACATCCTTTGTCACCTTGAGAGGATAGAGAGTGACCTCTCTCAACACAAGGGGGAGGTTAGGCGACCGTCGCCGGGTGCTCCTGCTCGTACAGCCGGTAGAGCGTCTTCTCGAACCTGCTGACGTGGCGGCGCATCAGCGGGCTCATGTCCCGCCTGGTCGTCGCGTTCTTGTCCCGCTCGGTGTGGAAGACCCCGATGCCGTGGATCAGCGGGTCCCACACGCGCGAGTCCGGCTCCTCCGCGGCGCCGTGCGTCGGCGGCGGCCCCATCCGTTCGACCTCCTCCGGGTCGATCGGGATCGCATCCGGCCAGTCACGGCGGATCGGCTCCCGCCAGCGGACCTCGGCGAGGTAGGTGTGGGTCTCGACCTTGAGGAGGTCCATGCAGGACGTCTCGTGCAGCAGCGGCACGGTGCGCTGGTCGACCGGGATGCCGTGCTGCCGGAGCAGGTCCTCGACGACCTGGTGGTTCCTGACGCCGTCGAGGATCGCGCCGCTGGACCACGGCCAGGCGCCGGACAGCAGCCAGATACCTTCCCTGCCGGCCCAGAGTGGGAACACCTGGACAGTGACGCGCTTGTAACCGGTGCGGAGCTGCCGGGCCTCCTCCAGTAGCCAGGCGATGTCGGCGCGGAAGAGCCGGCCGGTGTCGCGCCATTGGGCCTCTAGGATCGCCAGCAGGTCGGTTGCGAGGCTGGTCATGGCTCCTCCTTCTGGCCGCCGGGCTTGAGCTGGTGCGCGCGGGTTGTCGACATGCGCGCTCGCCGCGCCATCTGACGGACGGAGGGTTTCTCCTCGTCCCAGACTCGGCGGATGGCTGCCTTGCGGCGCTTGGCAGTCTGATGGTACTTGGCTTCGATCGCCTCGAACAGCGTCACCGCCAGGTCGAGCGCTTCCTGCCGGTCGCCCTCCCGGATGCTGGCGTCGACGAGCGCGAGCGCATCCTCGAACGCTCTGGTGAGGGCGTCGATGGCCTGCTGGAGCCGCGCTGCCGCGGCGGCGGACTGGTCCTCGGGCATGACGGCAGCATACGCAGCCGTGAAGGCCTCTGAACAGCCCACCCTTGACAGGTGTTCAGATCCCTGTACGCTTAGGGTCGTACAGAGACCTGAACATTGGCGGTTGCGCGCTGATGCCTCCTCGTTGAAGATCACCCGTCGTGATCGGCCCTGAGCTGCGCAACCAGCTCAGGGCCGATCGCATTTGGAGGCGAAGGCCGCATGCAAGCCCACGCGCGCCGCTGGCTCGTTGTCTTTCTCGCCGCCGCCGCGGCGGTGCTCTCGTTCGACGCGCTCCGCGCGCAGGCGCTGGACTCCGGCGTCATCCCCGATCAGGCGATCCTGCCACGCAAGCTGCTCGCATCCGGGTGGGCGCTGGTGATCGACGCCGCCGCTGCCTCCGGCGCGCTCGGCGTCCGCGATGACCGGCGAGACTGGCGCGCCTGGGCGATGCTGCTGCTCGCGTTCACCTGCTCGGTCGCCTTCCAGGTCCTCGCCCCGCCCGCGTGGCTCGCCCGCGCTGTCCCCCCCGTCGCGCTGCTGCTGGCGATCGTCGTCCTCGAGCTGCCCCGCATGCGCGAGACCGCCGGCAAGGCCGAGACGGCGAGCGAGACGGCCCGGTCTGCGTCTCGCACGCCGTCTCGCACGCGCCGCAAGGCCGGCCGCCCGGCGCGCGTCGGAGACCGGATGCGCGCGTACGTGCTCGCCGAGCGCGCCGAAGGGCGAGACCCGACCGGCGCTGATCTTGACCGCCAATTCGGCACCAAGAACTACGGCCGGCGCGTGCTCCGCGAGCTGGCCGCCGTCAACGGCGGGACCGCCGCCGGAAAGGAAGGGACGCCATGAGCGACCACAGCGACCGCTGGTTCGAGACCGACATCACAGAGCAGGGCAGCCTCGTGGCCGGTGGCCTGGCCGCAGAGAACGCGAGCACTTGGGCGGAGCGGGCCATCGCCATCCGCGTCGAGTACGACCAGCGCACCGCCGAGCTCGACGCGCAGGCCCAGGCCGGTACCGCTATCCGCCGCTGACAGGGCCAGGAGGTCCTCCGGCCCGCCCGGAGCGCCTCTCGACCCGGCCAGCCACCGACCACCAAGGAGCACGCCATGACCGCCGACACCCTGACCCTCATCGTCCTCGTCTACCTCGTCGCGTTGGCCCTGATCGCCAACGCCATCCTCGGCCGGCCCGCCACCACCCCGGCCGGCGCCACCCTGTCCGTCCGGCTCGCCCACCGAGTCAGCCCCGCCCGGCTGGCATGCGTGGCCGGCGTCGTGCTGGTGCTGATCGGCGCCGGCATCGCCGGGCTGGTGCAGGCGGTCCGCAGCTACCTCGCCTATCCACCCCCGCCCGAACGTCGGCCCGCGCTGGCCTACGCCTACGCCTGAAAGAAGGCCCCTCATGAGCAGTGACCTGCACGAACACAACGGCCACGCCGAACAGGTCGACCTCGACGCGACCCGCCACTTCACCACCGACGCCGACGACGACGACGGTGAGCGGGTGCTGGTCGACAGTGCGGAGGCACAGCGGCCGCCCCGGCCCGACCCGCGCACGGCCACCAGGCGGCCGATCCTGCCACCGTGGCTGCGTTCCCTCCAGGCGCTGCGCAAGACGGTTGCCTGGGCGATCACCTACGCCGCATACATCGCCGCCTTCCAGGCGGTCAGGGTGCCGACGCTGTACCTCGGCCGGCTCGCGCTGCGCTCCCCGCGTGGCGCCTGGAGGATCGCCGCCGCAACGTTCACCTGGATGCTCGACCTCGAGGGCCATCCGGTGCGCCGCGCGGCGCGTGACCAGGCCGACGCGGGCCAGTACCTGCGGCTCCAGCGGCACCGCGACGCCCGCGTCAAGGTGCGTGGCACCGCCACGGCCATCGTCGTGGTGCCGCTGGTCGGCATCGTCGCGGTGCTGGCGGTCGCCGCCGGGCCGATCGGCCGGGCGGTGCTGGCGGTCGCCGGGGTGGTTGTCCTGGGTGCGTTCGGCAAGCGGCCCGACAAGCCGCTGCTGGACACCGCCGTGGTCAAGGCGAAGGCCAGCAGGCTCACCAGCGAGATGGTCAGGCGCGCGTTCGTCTCGCTCGGCATCAGCGGGATGAGCGAGCGCAACACCGGCGCGATCACCTTCCCGGCGCCGATCACCCGGGACGGGCCCGGGTGGCGCGCCGACATCGACCTGCCGCACGGGGTCACCGCCAGCGACGTGATCGAGCGGCGAGACAAGCTCGCCTCGGCGTTGCGCCGCCCACTCGGCTCGGTGTGGCCGGAGCCCGCGCACGAGCAGCACGCCGGCCGTCTCGTCCTCTGGGTCGGCGATGAGGACATGAGCCAGGCCAAGCAGCCCGCCTGGCCGCTTATCAGGGCCGGCACGGTCAACCTGTTCCGCGCGTTCCCGTTCGGCACCGACCCGCGCGGCCGTATCGTGCCGCTCACGCTGATGTACGCGAGCATGGTCATCGGCAGCGTGCCCCGGATGGGCAAGACCTTCTCGCTGCGTCTCGCGCTGCTCGCCGCCGCGCTCGACCCCACCGTTGAGCTGCATGTGTACGACCTGAAAGGCACCGGCGATCTCGGCCCACTGGAGTTCGTCTCGCACCGGTACCGCGCGGGCGACGAGGACCGAGACGTCTCGTTCGCGCTGGGGTGCATGCGTGAGGTGCGAGACGACATGCGCCGCCGCACCAAGGAGATCCGCGGCCTGCCCCGCCATCTCGCGCCGGAGAGCAAGATCACCCGGGAGCTGGTCAAGCTGCCGCAGTATCGGCTCCACCCGATCGTCATCGGCGTGGACGAGTGCCAAGCGTGGTTCGAGCATCCCGAGTTCGGCGACGAGCTGGCCTCGGTGTGCGAGGACATCATCCGCCGGGGCCCGGCGGTCGGGATCATGCTCATCCTCGCCACCCAGCGGCCCGACGCCAAGAGCCTGCCCAAGGGCATCTCGGCAAACGCGGTGCTCCGCTTCTGCTTCAAGGTCATGTCGCACGTCGAGAATGACATGGTCCTGGGCGGCTCGGCGCACCGCAACGGCATCAGGGCAACCATGTTCACCCGCCGTGACCTGGGCATCGGCTACCTGGCCGGCGAGGGCGACGATCCCGTCATTGCCCGGACGTTCTACGTGGACGCCCCAGCGGCCGAGCGGATCGCCGCGCGCGCCCGGTACGCGCGGGAGAAGGCAGGCACCCTCTCCGGCCACGCGATCGGTGAGGAGCCGGAGTCCGGCGGCACGCTGGCCAAGGTCGAGGAGCTCCTCGCCGACGTGCTCGTGGTGGTGCCGCCGAACGAGGACCGGCTGTGGGGCGAGATCCTGCTGGAGCGGCTGGCGGCCTACCGGCCGCAGGTGTACGGCACCTGGAGCCGCGAGCACCTCACCGCCGCGCTCAAGGACCTCGACATCGACGCCACCGGGCAGGTGTGGGCCACCGACCCGGCGACCGGCCAGGGTGCCAACCGGCGCGGGATCTGGCGCGCCGATGTCGTCGCCGTGGCCACCGAGCGTGACCGGAGGCGCCGTGCTTCCTGACCCCGGAACGCCGCTAGACCTAGCGCCCAACCCCGCTAGGTCTAGCGGCCCCACTAGCGGCAAATCCCCTGCCCGACCAGGAGCCTATCGGCTAGCGGCCGGCCGCTCGAACGGCCCTCCTGGGCCTCGAAACCGGCCCCGCGGTGGGTGCCGCCCGTCGCTAGCTAGACCCGACCGCCCGACCACCCACAGTGACGGAGACCCGATGTCCCACGGACGCACCTTCCTGGTCGTCGACCAGGCCGGCCGGCTGCTCGCGGCCTACCGCGGCCGGCTACCCCGGCACATGGCGCTCGCCAGCGAAGGCCCGACGCTGGTCTACGACCTGCCCATCCCCGACGCCGAGCATCGTCGCGTGCTCGACGCGGTGGAGACGTTCCGAACGCTGGCGTTCGTCGCCTCCGGCGCGCCAAGCGCGCGGCTGGTCGGCGGCCAGCCCACCCGAGTGATCAGCGAGAAGGGCCACGCCGAGCCGACCGCGCGGCTCGGCCGCGTCCTCGAGCTGCTCAGAAACTAGGAGACCCTGATGCGCCCACAACCACCCGCCTGCCGGCCGGTGGAGATCGTCCCCCAGGCCGACATGCCACCCAGACCCACGCCGGTGCTGGTGCTCGACTCGCTGGCCCGGATGCACCCTGCCACCGCCGTGACCATCGTGCTCACCACCGCCGGCATGGTCGTCGGTGGCGTGGTCGCCATCGTCGCGCTGGTCGCCGCCGTGCTCACCGCCGCAGTGGCGGTCGCCGGCATGGTCACTATGGGCGCGATCAGTCTCGCGGTGATCGCGCTGGTGCTCAGCCGCCCAGCGGGGCACCGCTGATGGGCGTCTGCCCGCGTTGCCGTTGCGAGGCCGAACTGGTCCGCCGCGGTGCTCTGGTGGCGTGCGCGCTCTGCCTGGGCGACGCGCTCTTGGAGCCACCCTGGCCGGCGCCACCCCCTAGAGTGCGGCGCCTGCGTGGCCGTGGTACACCAGCACCGTCTGACCGGGAGGTCACAGCATGAGCACCAGCAGCGAGTACCGGCAGCACGCCATCACCTTCGTCCATCTAGGCGACGCCAGTCTGCCCTGGCCACCGCATGCGCATTGGGACCAGGGCAACGCGCTCGCGCAATTCGACATAACACCTTCGGTCATCATCACTGGCCGAGCGGTCGATTTTGAGCGTCTCGCCGACATGGCCCAGCAGGCTGCCAAGGTGGCCCGCGAGTTGGAGGCGTCCCGATGACCCAGACCCGTCCCGCGCCGACGGTGCCCGCCGAGCAGGTCGCCGAAGCGCTCGGCCTGCTCCGCGACCTGCTCGACCCCTTCGTCAACAGCGACGCCCCGGAATCGGAGCTTCGCCCCGACCGCGAGATAGCCCGCCGCACGATCAGTGCCTATGCGACCCTGGTCGGCGCGCTGCGGCCACTCGGCGACGACCCGGTGGACGAGCGGATGCTCAACTGGCTGGTCCGCACGCTGCGCGCCGACCTTGACGCGGCCACGCGGCGATCAGGTACCGGGAGGTCACAGCATGACGCACGCTGATTGGGTTGCCGCCGGCTGGAGCGTGTTGGGCGCAGTCATTGGATGCGCGCTCGGTCTGCTGCTGATATGGCTGCTGAACAGGCCGCGCCGGGGGAACGACTGGTGACCGGGCAGAAACGCTACGGGAGAAAGGCCGCCGCATGACTGACCCTGCCGTCCCCGATCCGCTCAACCTCGACCAGATCAAGGCTCGCAGAGCAGCCATCACCCGGCCGCCGTGGCGGGTTCACGATCGGATCGGCGAAGCATGGCGCCGCTCACGGCCATCACATGAGGAGTCGGCCCAGTGGCACTGGGACATCCTCGGCCGGGAAGACGACGACAGTATCGTGGCGACCGAACATGGTGAAGCTGGCGTCTGGAAACGCGAAGACGCTGAGTTCATCGCCCATGCCCCCGACGATACCGACCACCTCATCGGCGAGGTCGAACGGCTGCGCAAGGCCGATCAGGAAGCCTTCGAGATCATCGGCGACCTGCTCGGCTGGATGAAGCGCAAGCACGGCGGCGATCCGAAGCTGCACCCGGAGGAGTACTACCGGCTCAGCGAATACGCGCAGCGGTGGCTCGACGACTACGACCGAGCGAGCAAGACGTGACCGGGCAGAAACGCTCCCTTGTGGTCGACCCGGGCCCGGCCGGCGCCAACGGCGATCGTCCGGGACCAAAACCGTCGACCAAAACCCTGGCCGCCGACCAGGCCGACACGACGGGTTTCGGCCCGCCGCCAGAGTGGTCCGGCTACCAGCTCGGCTACGCCCGCGTGTCCACCGTCGACCAGCATCCCGAGCTCCAACTTGACGCGCTCCAGCGGGCCGGCTGCCGGCGGGTGTTCACCGACCACGCCAGCGGCGCCCGCCAGGACCGCCCGGAGCTCGACGCGCTCCTGGAGCAGCTGCGCCCGGGGGACACGCTGGTCGTGTGGAAGCTGGACCGGCTCGGCCGCAGCCTCAAGCACCTCCTGGAGGTCGTCGGCGAGCTGGAGCGCCGCGGCGTCGCCTTCCACAGCCTCTCCGAGGCGCTGGACACCAGCACGCCGGCCGGCAGGCTGCTGTTCCACATCATGGCGGCGCTGGCCGAGTTCGAGCGGGACCTGCTCCGCGAACGCACCCGCGCTGGCCTGGAAGCAGCGCGCGCGCGAGGCCGCACAGGAGGCCGTCCACGGCACAACGACGCAGGTCAGGTCACGCGCGCAAGGGAGCTGCTGACCGCGGGCGGGCTGAGCCTTGACGAGGTCGCCGGCGCGGTCGGCATGGCCCGCACCACCCTGTCCCGCCGCCTCCGGGAGGAAAGCCAATGACCGACAACCCAATCGACTCAGCCACTGGCAGAACTGCTGACGACCAGCAGATTATCCGACCCGGCAGCGACCTCGACCCAGAGCCCCGCCGTGGAGTACGGAGTACGCCACGGAGTACACCGACGCGCTGGCCACGCTGATCGGCTGGGCGCACGCCGACGGCATCGAGATTGCCGGCTGGCTGTCGGACGGCATCCGCCAGGCCAGCGCCAAGGCCGGCGGGATGACCCGCCTGCTCGCCCGCCGGCCGGGATCATGGGAGGCCGACTGCGTGGCCCGCCTCGGGTTTGACCCGGAAATTGATGACACGTCAGTGCTCCGCTGACCAAGCCGGCCGCTAGACCCCGTCCTTGGGTTTGCCGTCCGGCTCGCCGCGTTGCTGGTCCGCCCAGCGTTTGGTGTCGAGCAGCAGATTGAAGACGTGGTTGTGGATGTCGACACCTTCTTCGGCGGCGGCCTCGAGGACGTGGGTGATCTTGCTCGACAGGCCCGCGGTCTCGCGGTGGAACCTGCGTCGCGGTGGGATTGCGGATGCCACGGCCAAACGCCCCCCTTGTTCGCGCGATGGCTAAAGGACAATCTACGCGCCGTAGGTTGTTCCAGGCAGTTACACTGTTGCGGACGGTTACGGCTAATCCGCCCGTTGGAACGGTGGTTCCAGCAGCTCGCGGAGCTCGTCGACCTTGCCGGGTGGCAGCACCTGCGCGGCATGCTCGAGCACCCTGTCAAGGTCGACGTCGTCACCGGCGCTGGCCAGCCGCTGCCACAGCTCGACGACCGCGGCCGGCTCCAGCACCTGCGCGGCACCCGCGAGGACCTTCGCGGACGGGGTACCCGGGCTGACCTGGAGCTGCTGGACGACGGTCCCGGGTGGCGGCGGGGTACACAACACCACGCGGCGGGTCGGGCTGACGACCGCGATCATTGCGCCGCCTGCCTTGCCTGCTCGGCCATGGTCTCCTCAAGCTGGTGGAGAGTCCGCTCGGCGCCTGCCAGGCTGCCGGGAGGGTCGACGCCGGCTTCCCGCAGCAGGCGCAGGAACCGCTTGACCTGGAACCGCAGGCCGGCTGCTTCGGCAGCCAAGGCCGCGTAGACTTCACCCGTAGTGGGCATGAGGTGGCCCCCTCTTGCTCCGATGAAAGGCTTCCCGGTCGCGCCCGGGGAGCCTTTCTTTTCTGGGGCGCGGCGTCCCGATGGCCTTGGGGGTCCAAGAGGACACCACGCCCCGCCTGTGTCATCGTTCGCCAGGCTCCCCGAAGATGTCAAGTAGTGCCGGAGGATGACGAAGGATGCTGACCGTAGATGCCCCGAGTCGCCGGGTGATGCCATCAGGTGCCGGGCGGGTACAATCCGCCCCTGATGGCCTTGGGGGTCCGATGCGTGAACATGAGCCTGGCGAGTTGCTGACCGCTGCCGAGCTTGCCCGCGAGTTGAAGGTCTCGCGGCGCACCCTGGCACGCTGGCGCAGCCAGGGGACCGGCCCACCGTTCGTGCGGGCCGGCCGGTCCCCCAGGTACCGGTGGGCAGACGTGCAGGCATGGCTGCGGTCAACCGCCGGCGAGGGTCAACCGCCGGCCTGATCGGCTGCGAGCAGGTGGCCAAGCTCCAGCAGCGGCCGGTAGGTTGCGGCCAGGTCCTCGGGGAGGTCCCGGAGCCGCCGGCTCATCTCCGGGGTGAGCGTCTGCCGCAGTGCCTCGCCGAGCAGCTCACCGAGGCGCTGCGGCTGGGGCTGCCGGCGGGTCGGGTCAGCCGGGTCCGGCATCCGGTCGACCCACTTGCGGACGTTCCACTGGTGCGCGCGCACGTAGATCATCGTCGTGTCGAGCCTGGCATGCCCGAGGAACCGGCTGACATGATGCAGGTTCTCCCCGTCGCCCTCGTCGAGCATGAACGTCGCCGCGGTGTGCCGCAGCCGGTGGGCGCTGCCGCCGACGCCCGCGTCGTGGCGGATGAAGTCGCTCAGCATCCCCGAGATCCGGGAGGGGCTGAGCGGCTGCGCGGTCGGCCGGCACTGGTTGTCGTGGGCGACGATCAGCGGGTCGAAGGTCCCCATGTCCCGGGTCCACTCGGCCAGCACCGGTACGAACAGGCGCATCACCGGGACCTCCCGGCGGTTGCTGCCCTTGCCGTGCACCAGCAGCACCGGCTCGTCGTCCAGGCGGACATGCTCGCGGCGCAACCCGGCGATCTCCATGCACCGCAGGCCGTGGTAGCCCAGCCAGCACATGATGTAGATCCGCCGGTCGGCGTGGCCGGCCGCGGCGGTCAGGATCTTGGCGAGCTGGTCGCGGGAGAACGCGATAGCCAGCCCGTCGCCGACCTTGGGTGGGCGGACGTCGGCGAACGGGTCGCGGCTCAGGATGCGCTTGCGGACGGCGAACTGGTACACCGGCTTGATCGCCTTGAGGTAGGCCGCCCTGGTGGCGACCGTCTTGGCCATGCCCTTGCGGGGGCCGCTGCGGCACGGCAGGTCCAGGAACGCCTTCAAGTGCCGCTCCCGGGCGCGCTGCCAGGGGATGCCCTTGCAGCCCTCCCCACGGTCGCAGCGGCCCGGCCGGCGCCGGCACCCGGCCGCGTGCAGGTAGACGAGCCAGTCGTCCCACACCTCGCCCCACTGGGCGACGGTGGACGGCTCGTGACGGCCGTCCATGGAGATGGTCAGCTTGTAGCGCTCCCACAGGCCGCCGCCGGTCAGCCCGGCGATGTACAGCTCGGGGTCTGGGAGGCTGCCCGAGTCGGGCAGGGCACCGGCCAGCTGGCCGTGGGGGTCCGGTGCATGCCTAGCCACGTACCCCACGGCCAGCAGGATCAGCAGCGCGACCAGGTGGCGGGGGCCGAAGCCTAGGGGGATACGGTGGAGCTGGTCGGAGAAGTGTTCGAGCAGGCGCGTGCCCACTGCGGCGGTCGTGGACGATTCCAAGGGGCCCCCCTTCTACTCGGCGTAGAGGGGCGGAAGCATCCGACCGGTTGGTCACAGCAGTGTTACGGTCCCGGAATTTCGTACAGATGGGGGAACGATCGTTACGTTGATCGTGGGGGGATGCCAGCCTGAGCCGGTCGGCGACCCAGTGGCCGAGGGCGCTGCCGGTGGCAGCGCCCAGGAACGCGGCGGCCATGCACACGCCGACCACCAGGTGGGGGCTCATGCGGCCGGGTTGAGCCGTTCACCGTGGCACAGGATCGCAGACAGGTCCGCGTGGGACGTGCTGTGAGCTGCGATCGGAGCAAACCGGGTGGTAGTCCTCCGACGCTGCACGTTGCGGCCGCCGGTGGTCGCCCCGGGCCGGGCCCGGTAGGTGCTCAGATGCCGGCCGCGCCTTTTGCTGGCACCACCATCACCGTTCATCGCCGCGGCGAGCTGCTCGGCGTCGACCTCCGGGGGGAGCAGCCCGACCGTCCAGAACGCGCGGGCGCGGCGCTCACCGGTCAGCAGGAGCGCCCTGCACCAGGCGTCAACCTCTTCGGTGTCGGGGAAGGCCCGCTCGCCTTTGAGGACCCTGGTGGCCTGCTGCTGGTCGTAGGCGCGGGTCTCGTCGTCCAGCTCGCGGAAGACCCAGCGGGTCACCTGCGCCGGGGTGATGGTCTCGCCGCGCTCCTGCTCGAGCTCGCGGACCCGTTGTGCCATGAGCGCGCCGAACGCGGCGCCGCCGCGCTCCTGCTCTGCCGCCATGCGTGGCTCCTTCGGAGGGGTGGACACTCCGGGGAGCGTACCCGCGTGTCGAAAACCTAGTCAATACTGCTGTTCTGACGAGTGTACGCATGGCCGGCTGTTGACACTGGTGGGCACCCGTCGTAGGGTCACGGTGTCCTGAAACTTTGTCAGAACTACTGTCAACCAGGGGAGGCCGGTCCAGCCCATGACCGCACAATTCGACTACGAGCTTCTCACGCGGCTGCGCAAGGGCAAGCAGTGGAGCCGCACCCAGCTGGCCGCCCGGATCGGCGTCACCGAGGCAGCCATCCGCAAGTGGGAGTCCGGGGCGGTCACCCCGGGTCTCGTGGTCGGCGTCAGGCTCGCCAAGGCCCTCGAGGTCAGGGCCGAGCAACTCGTCACCGACGCCGCCTAGAAAGGGGAGGCACCGCCGCATGAACACCGACACGCTCATGGCCGGCATCCTCGAGCAGTACGACACTGCCGAGCCCGGCACGCGAGCAGCGGTCGACCAGGAAGCCGCCGCGATCCGCGACGAACTGACCGGCAAGGGGATCGCCCTGACCACGGACGTGCTCCGGGAGTATTTCGCGCAGGTCATCGCCTTTGGCTTGGCGGAGAACGTCGGCGATGAGGAGTCATGGCGAGCTGATTTCCTCGGCATGCGCCTTGCCGGGGTGTGCCTGCTCCGCCGTGACCTGGGCCTGATCTAGGGAGGTGCCATGCTCATCGTCCGCCACGTCACCGCCTCGCTGATCCCCGCCCGGGCCAAGCTGGAGGTGGACTTCGGCCGCTGGCGTGAGGTCGCCGCGGTCGAGCCCGCCGACGACGGCGAGGTCACCATCTGCTTCGCCGATGGCGGCACCTTGCAGGCCCGCGCCGACGCCAAGCTGCCCTGCGACCTGGGCGACGTGCCCGGCCTCGGCGACGACCCGGTCTGGGCGCAACTCCGGCAGGTCGCGGCGCGGCTCGCGCCCTTCACCCATGCCCGCTAGCTGACACCGTGTCAGCCCGACTGTCAGGAGGTGCCTATGGCCACCCAGGAGGAACTGCTCGAACGCATTATCCAGGCTGCCAATCTGCTCAAGCAGGAGACGCTGCGGCCCTCCATGCTCAACGACATCGAATTGGCCAACGAGCTGCTGTGGGGCTTGCTGGACGAGCAGGACGGCCGCTGATGAGCCGCTGGCTTGACCGTGAGGCCACCGACGCCGCGAAGCGCCGCTACGACCGGCGTCGCCGCCGCGCGCTGGCCGCCCGCCGCGCAGGCTGCCTGCTGCCCACCATCCTGATCGGCCTGGTCCTGCCCGCCCTCGTGGTGGGCGCCGCGCTGATCGGCCGCTGACAAGGGGGAACGTCATGACCACCGCCGCATCCGAGTCCCGCATCCCCGCGCTTTACGAGCTCATCGACCAGCAGGTCACGGTCGGCCTGACGACCGGCACGGTCTGGGGCACGCTCCTCTCCTACTCCTGGGGCGACCAGGAGGTGGAGGTGCCCACCATGCTGGTCGTCAAGTCCGATCCCGGCGACGAATGGCATGGCGCCGGCGAGACCGTGTTCATCCCCTGGCACGCCGTCACCACCCTGCGCCGCTCCCGGTCGGGGGGTGGCGGGTCGTGAGCGAGCAGCACACCGCCGGCCAGGTCGACCTCGACGAGGTCCAGCGGCGGGTCGGCGTCCTTGACCACGACCTCACCAACGGCCTGAACAGCGCTATCAAGGCCGCGGCCGCCATGATCGCCGGCTGGTACGTCGAGGACTGCGACCGGATGGCCGCCGAGCTGCGCGCCGCCCGCAGATCCGTTGACTTTGCCCGAGGAACGGCGCGCTTGTTCTCCGGCTCCCCGCATGGAGACGCCGCCGCTGAGGTCATCGCCGCCTACGACCAGGCCGTAGGGGGCGGGTCGTGATCCCGCATGAGCAGGGCCGCCAGGACGCCCTGACCGCCTGCTACACCGGCCGTGACACCTGGCGGCCACCCACCGGCTCCGGGTCCGACTACGCCCGGGGCTGGTTGGCCGGCTGCTCCCAGTACGAGCGGGAGCAGGCCGAACGGTCGGAGCGGCTCGGCCTGGGCGACATCCCCGACGACGGCCTGGGCGAGGAGCGCCTCCTCGAGGCCGCCCACTACCCGGAGGAGCTGCCGTGACCGCCAACGTCCGGTGCGCCGGACATCCGCCCTTCTGGAGCGAGGCGACCCGTACCCGGGATCTGAGCCATGTCCGCCTGAAGCCCTGCGGCTGGAAGGGTACGCGGACCCCGACCCTGCCAAGCGTGATGCATCCGCTGGCCGGATGTGCGATCTGCCGCACCGTTCATGAGGTCCGAACCGCCAAGCCCTGCCCCCGCTGCGGCGGGCGGGTCGAACTCATCAGGGAGGCACCGTGACCAGCCAGCGCGTCGACACCGCCAGCGGCGAGATCCTTCCTGCTGGCGAAGGCGAGCAGCTCCGCCAGCTTGCCCGCCGCTTCCCCGATGGTTTCATCGAGCGCAAGGACGGCATCGACTATGTTGCCCACCACGTCGTCAACCAGCGGCTGCTGAGCATTGTCGGCCCGTTCGACTTCAAGTTGGTCGAGGTCGTCCGCGGCGACGTCGCGGCAATCGCGCCCAACTCGGAGGGCCGCAGCCGGCGGGCCCGGCAGGGCACCCCGGCGCTCCACAGCGTCGTCGTCGGCGGCGTGTGGCGGCTGTCCTGCACGGTCGACGGGCAGCGCGTCGAGGTCGAGGAGGTCGGCGACGTCGGCGACGTCCACAACTGGCCCCACGACGGCGCCCGGCTCAAGGATGCGGCTTCGGATGCGCTCAAGCGCTGCTGCATGCGTCTCGGCCTCGGGCTGCACCTGTGGGCGCAGGAGCACTACTTCCTCGACACCCAGCTACGCCGGGACGAGGACGGCCAACCCGACCAGGACGCCGAAGCTGAGCAGGCCGTACCCGCCCAACAGACCCCGGACACTGCCGCCAAGGCCGCCCAGCAGCCGGCCCGGTCGGAGCCGGGAAACGCCGAGGTCGTCTCGGCCGAGCCGATGATCGACCAGGGCATGCCCACCCCGGAGGCGATCGCCTGGCTCGGGCAACTCCCCAGCCCTGACTCCCGCAGCTTGGCCGAGGCACGCGCAATCGCCGAAGCCTGCTCGCTGGCCTTCCAGCGCGCCCTGGGCAACGCCAAGCTCCAGCGGTTCGGCCGTGACCACCACCTCTACAACGACCCGGACATGCAGCACTGGACGACCTGCATGCACGACGCGCGCGAGCAGCTGCTCCAGCGGGGTGTCGTCGCGTGAGGGCGGCTGACATCCGAGGGGTGCACCTGGACCGCTTCGAGCTCGGCCAGCGGGTCGTCGATGCGTTGCGGCTGGACAACGCCGCCGAGGTGACCGCCCGGTACGCGGCGATCGCCAGGCGCTGCGTGACCGCCTACGAGCGTCGCCGCCACGAGCGCCGCAAGGCCCGCCGGGCGGGTGGGCCCGGTGCGTAGCCGCCTCGCGCGGGGGGCCGCCCGGGTTGCCCTCGTCGTCGTGGCCACGCTGCTGCTGGCCGCCCTCGGCATTGCCGGGTCGGGCCGCCCCGGCGCGCCGCCACCGCCGGGCCCGACCACGACCACCCCGGCCCCACAGCGATGGTCACCCTGATCAGCGCTGGCGGCGCGCTCGGCGGCCCAGGTGGCGGCGAGCGGCGCTGTGACGCGCGCTGCCACCAGGCGCGCGGGCCGGACTGTGACTGTATCTGCGAGGGCGCCCACCACGGCCGAGGCCTCGGCCAGGGCCGCCTGTTCGACCAGGAGGAACCCATGGACCCTGAGAGCTTCCGCGAGGTTGGCCTGACCGGTGGCCCCGGCCTGGCCAGGATGGTGCCCCCCGAGTTGGTTGTGTTCGATGAGGCCGGGGTGGTGCTCGGCGAGCCAGAAGAGGACGACGAGGACGACTACGACCCGCCTGAGCCGATCGTCATCGAAGACAGCGACCCGCTTGCGCGGGGGTTGGTGCGCGCCCAGGCCCACCCGGCGATCCCCGAGCTGGTGGAAGGCCTCGAGCGGGCCGACTGGGAAGGCCCGATCGACCAGCTGGTGCGGTCGCACCTGCGTGCGTGGAATCCCACCTTCGCCGACCCTGACACTGCCGCTGCGACTACTGCTGACACAGCGTCAGCAGTCGGCTAAGATCCGCCTACGAACGTGAAGCGACCCGGCGGCTGTCGGGGCCTGCCGGGTCGCAGAGGACGGGAGGAGCCGTCCAACTCGGGATCATTGTACCCCGGGGTCGGCGCCTCCAGGAAGGGGAGCGCCGAGTGAACTACGCCGCGATGCAGTACGTGGTCGAGGACAGCCCCTCGACGGATGCGGCGTGGAAGGTACTCGTGGTCATCGCATTTCGCGCCGACAGGCAGACCGGCGAATGCTCCGCGTCCCGCCGGCGGCTGGCCAAGGAAGCGCGTATTTCGACCTCGACGGTGCACGAGGCGCTGAATTCACTCATCGCTCGTGGCGAATTGGAGAAGCTGGAGGCCGGTGCCGGACGACGGTCGACGGCGTACCGCATCCTCGTCCCGGACCCCGCTAGTGGCTCGCCCACCGAGCCACTACAGACAGAGGCTAGCGACTCGCTCACCGAGCCACTAGCTCGTAGCGGCTCGCTCACCGAGCCACTAGACGCCGACCGTAGCGACTCGCCCACCGAGCCACTAGCGGCTAGTGGCTCGCTCACCGAGTCGCTAGTAGTGGCTCGCTCACCGAGCCACAAGCCCGTAGTGGCTCGCTCACCGGACTCGCCTAATAGGAAGAGAAGGGAAAAGCCTAAAAGCAAAGAACTACCTACGGCGCCGGCTGCGCCGACGCCTCCGGCCGACGACCCCGAGACGATCGACGCCGAGATCGTCAAGGACGGCCCCCAGCCGGAGACAGCCCAGACCGTCCTGGCCGCCTATATCGACTGGCGACACGAAAACGGCGTCAACGGATTCGACAGGCGCACCATCGGCCAGCTCGCAAAAAACCTCGGCCTCGCATTTGAGGCCAGCCACCCCCCCGAGATCATCAAACGCGGCCTCTGGGAATGGCACCACTCAAACCAGCACCCCGCAACCCTGCTGTCATTCATCGACGCCGCCGCCCGCGGCGCCAGCCGCAACGGCCACCGACTCACCGACGCCGACCGGCGCCGCCTCGCCAGCCTCCAGGAGCTGCTCACATGAACCGCAGCGACCATTCGTGGTTCGCCCCGATCTGGGCCGACATGCTCAGGGCCTGGCCGGCCGCCAAACCCATCGACGGCACCAGCCGCACCTACGCCAAGCGTCTCGCCGTGTTCGAGCCGGCCGAGGTCGTCGCCGTTGTGGACGCGCTCACCCTCGAATGCGAGTTCATGCCGTCGATCGCCACCATCTGGCAGCGCTGCGTCGACCAGCGTGACCAGGCCCCCGGCTGGGAAGACGCCTGGGCGGAGGCCGAGGAGCACGCCGGTGGCACCGACCGGCCCTGGTCGCATGAGGCCGCCCAGCAGGCCGCCCGCACCATCGGCCTGTACGAGATCCGCACCAGCACCAACCCGGCTGCCACCCGGGCGCAGTTCCGGGACGCCTACCAGTCCATCCTCCAGCGCCGCCGCCGCGAGATGGCCGCAAGCCAGCGGGAGCTCCCGCCGCCCGCCCGGCCAGCCCTGGAGTCGTCGAAGGGAGCCTGACCATGGGGGACAAGAGCACGATCGCCGACACCGCCGCCGACGAGGCTCGTGCTGTGCCGCGTGACGGCCGCTGGGCCGTCGTCCAGCTCATGGGCCACAAGACGATCGCCGGCCGCATCGCCCAAGACGAACTGCTGAGCGGGGCGCTGCTGGTGCAGACCCCGGAGGCCGACGGGATCACGCTGCGCCGCGAGTACGCCTTCAACCCGAGCGGGCCGGCCCTGTACCTGCTGTCCTACTACTCGCGCGAGGAAGTGCTGCGGTTGCTGTATCCGCCTTCACCGCTCCAGCTCACTGCCCCCGAGTACGAGGACGACCCCGATGAGGAGGACCTGGACGAGGACAACCCCGATGGGGGCTTTGGCTGGCGGGCTGACTGATGCGCCGCTGGTTCATCCCACCGCCAAGCGCTGAGAGGAGCGCGTCATGACCACGATCACCGCCGCACCGCCGCAGGAGCGCTGCAAGCACGAGATCTGGCCGGCCACGTCCTGCTCGGCCTGCCACCGGGAGCTCGAGCAGGCCCTCCCCACCCGGCCGGCGCTGCGGCCCTACCACGTTCTGGAGGCGTTCCACCGGACCTGGTGCCGCGCTGAAGACTGCGGCCGGTGGGTTGAGAAGGGCGAACAGATCGGCTTCGTGCGCGGCGTCGGCGTGTGCTGCGCCGACTGCTGCGGAATCGGAGGCGCATCGTGACCGCCAACGACCCCGGCCCGATGCCTGACCGCATGGCCCGCCTGCCACGCGACCGCCACCACCGGCCGGTGCCCTGGTTCGTCGCCTGGCTGGACGACGACGGCAACGAGACCACCGCCGGCAACGGCACGCCGGACTTCCGCGTCGTCGGCTCCGGCAAACTCGAGGACGCCATCCAAGGGGAGCGCTGCTGGGTGTGCGGGGAACGCCTCGGCGCCTACAAGGCGTTCGTGATCGGGCCCATGTGCGCGGTCAACCGCGTCAGCAGCGAGCCGCCGTCCCACCGGGACTGCGCCACCTGGTCCGCGCGGGCCTGCCCGTTCCTCACCACCCCCGCGATGCGGCGCCGGGAGACCGGCAAGCCCGAGGCCGCAGTCAAGCCGGGCGGCGTGATGATCGAGCGCAACCCCGGCGTCGCGCTGGTGTGGGTGACCCGCACCTTCCGGCTCATCTTCGACCCGCAGGGCGGCATGCTCGTCCGCATCGGCGACCCGGCGCAGACGCTGTGGTTCACCGAGGGCCGCCCCAGCACCCGCGCGGAGGTCCTCGCCTCGATCGACACGGGCCTGCCGCTGCTGGCGGACATGGCCGAGCAGGAGGGCCCACGCGCAATCCGAGAGCTGGAGGCCATGCACCGTGCAGCGCTCCAGCTGATCCCCGCCGAAGGGAGCGACCACGATGGATAGGGCAACGTTCGAGTGGGTGCACGAGGTCGCCGGCGAACGCGACGACGCGGCGCGCGCGCTCGGCCAGGTCACCATGGAGCGCGACGCGCTGCTGGACAGCCTGACCCAGGCCGAGGCGAAGCTGCACGACGCCCACGAGGTCATCCGTGGCCTGCGCCACGACCGGGAGCGGGCCAAGGTACGCGCCACCCGGGCCGAGGACCGCCAGCGCGCCGCCGACTTCGCCCTGCGGCGCACCCGGGCGCGGGAGGCAGAGCTGCTGGAGGCGGTCGACCAGACCCGCCGCGGCCTGGAGCGTGGGCTGGCGGAGGACCGGCTGCTGGAGGCGGTGCGCGTGGCGATCGACATCCTGGCCGCCCACGGCTCCAAGCGCAACGGCGAGGCGCCGGCGCTGACCGCCGCCATCGGGAGGCAGGCGTGAGCCTGCCGGCGATGAGTGAGAAGGCCTGGCAAGCCCAAGTCGTCCAGCTCGCGCGCATGCTCGGCTGGCGGGTCCACCACGCCCGCGCGGCGATGAACCGCAACGGCAAGTGGGCCACGCCCATCCAGGGCCATCCCGGCTTCCCGGACCTGGTGCTGGTCCGTGAGCGGGGCGTCTTCCGGGTCGTCTTCGCCGAGCTCAAACGGCAGGGCGGCCGGCTCCAGCCGGACCAGCGGGAGTGGCTGCGGCTGCTCCGGGCGGCCGGCGCCGAGGTGTATGTGTGGCGCCCGGGAGACCTGGAGGCCGTACAAGCCGTTCTGACGGCCGCAGAAGCACCAGGGCATACACAGGCACCCCCGGACGCTGAAAACGGCTCCAGGGGCCGCCACGCGCGACGGCGGGGCATTTCAGCGCGCCCGCAGACTGACACTCGCATCGACACTCCGGGATGACACTGTGTCAGCAAGCGGTTATGATCGCCCGGTCAAACGCGGCGGGGGGACAGCATGAGCATCAGGAGCACCTACGACGGGCAGGGCCAGCATGGCGCTCTGTACCGTCCCGGCGACCTGGTGGAAGTCCACACCGCCTCCTGCTACACCCCCACCCAGCACCAGCAGGTCACCCAGCGCGGCACGGTCCTGGAGGTTGTGCCGGGCCCGGCGCTGGTCGTCCTGCTCGACGACGGCACCGAGGTGGAGTTGTTCCCGGGCGACTCGCCGCACTGGCACCCGGGGTCCTGCCCCGCCCTTGATGGAGCTTCGGCGCATGAGCGCGCCCCGCTGCCGGCCGGACACCAGGCCAGGCGGGACCCGGGTTCGACTCTCGGGCGGAGCACTAGCCAGGGCCGCCTCGCGGCGGGGGCGGCCCTGGCACACCAGGCCGGGCCGGTGAGCGCGCCTCCCCCCGGGGCTGCTCCCGGCTCGGCCGCCGACGACAAGGAACGCCAATGGACTCTGCCGGTCGGGTAGCCCCACAGACCCCTTCCCAGCCGTGGCCACCTGCACTGATCTTCGAGTGCCCCGACAGCAACCGCTGCGGGTGGTTTTGGCATGCGGCCGACGCGCGAGGCTATGAAGCCCGCCTACAGCGCGCTTTCGAACAGCATTGCCGCGAACAGCATGGCAAAGGTCCTCAGCAACTCACCTTCGAGGCGACCGCCTGATGCCCGCCCCGCTCCCCCGGGACCTGTGCGAGCGGATCGCGGCGGCGTGTCGGCAGCCGGACGCGATCCGCAATCAGATCGCCCGCCACTTCGGCGTCTCGCCCGCCACCGTCACCAAGATCGCCCGCGGGACCGGCGTCACCTTCGACTGGCAGACCGGCCGCCGTGAGCGGTTCACCCGCCAGCTCGACCATCTCCAGCAGACACAGGAGGCCCAATGCTCGCCGCCGGTCTGATCGTCATGCTCGTGCTCATCCTCGTCGCCTTGGGCGCTGTTGTGCCGCTGGTCCTGCACGCCAGAGGCTTGGGACGGCGCGTCAACGCCCTTGAGGAGAACCTCCGCGAGGACTACGTCAACGGCTTGAACGGCAAGCCCCGCCTCGGCGAGGACGCCTGGGCCGACGACCTCGAGCAGGTCCGCGCCGCCGCCCGCAGCTACCGCCTCACCACCGCCGGCCAGGCCGACGCCGACGCCGCACAGCACATCCGGACTCCGGTGTGTGACGGCTACCACCAGCCTGGTCCCTGCCCCCTCAGCGAGACCGTCAGCAACGCATGGGCCGGCGCCGCGTCCGACCTGGAAGGCCGCGAGCAGTGACCCAGCCGCCCCTCAGCGGCCACCAGCCCGGCTACAACCCTGACATCGACTGGCTGGGCCGCTGCCTTGACCTGTTCGGCCTGCCCTGGTCGAGCATCTACGGCAAGCAGCTCCGTGAGCAGTTGCGCCTGCTGCACACCAGCGGCCTGCTCCTGTCCGACATCACCGCCAACACCCTCCGGGAGGAGCTGGAGCGGCTCCGCGAGGTCGAGGCCCGCACCGTCCGCTACCTCGGCGCCCGCCAGGATGTCGGCCGGGGCGTGCTGCGCCGCCGCCGCCAGGCCATGGACGCGCTCACCGAGGTCATCGACTGGAACGCCGCCAACCGTCAGGGGACAGATGAGTGAGGCGACCGCCGAGCGCATCGGCAACACCTGGCCTTGCCGCTGGTGTGGTCATACGGACTGGCAGCACAACATCCCGCCCGCCCTCGTCGTGAACGCTGTGGGCTACGCGCCCTGCGACGTCGAAGGCTGCCCCTGCGAGGACTACGAGGAAGAGGATTGACCCGGGACGCGCGCGCCGAGGTCGAGTGTCCCTCCTGTGGGCAGCGTCAGCTCGGCCGGCACTGCGCCAGTGGGATGTGCGGCTGGGCGCTGTGTGGCGCGTGCCGCTCGTACGGCATTCCCGGCTGGCGCTGGTACGACGCGCGCAAGCAGCGGCCGGCGTGAGCGGCCAGCCGCGGCGCCGGATTCTCTGGTTGGAGCACGACACCGGCATTGTCCAGCCCGGCGATCACCTACCAGCCGACCGGTGCGCTGTCTGCACCCTGTTCCTCCGTGGTGTGCCTGCCGCCGCGGCGGTCGCCGCGCTCAAACCGCGGCCAAACCCGACCCGACCGGAGCGGCGCTGAGCCGGGCTCGCTTATCGACGTTTGCGCTCGGGCGGTAGGTCCTCCCACGCCAGCGTGATCTGGTAGGCAAGGTGCGCGACCACCCGCGCGAACGGGCGCAGCAGCCGTGGTGTGTGGGCGATGCGGTAATCGCGGAGTGCTCGGAGCCGGGCGCGCTCTGCGGCCAGGGTCGCCTCGACCATGCGGCCATGGAATCGGCGGCCGTCCTGCTGCATCTGCTGGACGGCCGCACCAAGGGCTACGCCGATCCGCCGATGGTGTTCTAGGATGCGCCGGGTCAATTCGTCGCTGCACCGGATGGGCCCCTCGCTCATGGCCTACTTCCGTCCTGATCGCCGTCCCGGTGGGCGGCCGCTGCGGGTCGGTCGGGCCACTTGGCCGTGTACCACCGGTCGACGGCTGCCGCGTTGAACGCTGGCGCGCCGGCGACCCGCCCGGGAAGTGGGGCGGGGAAGTCCGGGTAGCGGCGGCGCCACTGCCACACCGTTTGCAGGGTCTTACCGTACTTCTTGGCGATCTCCGGCTGTCCGATGACCTCCACCGGGCACACCTCCTCCACGGTTGTCATGCCATGACCTTACATGCTTGACCGGTAGGCGTCGAGTACAGCCTTGACGCCTACCGGTCGGAGGCTCAGCGGGGTATGCGGGCGTTGTGGACGATCAGCGCCCCCACCGCCACGATCAGCAGGGCCTGGAGGGCAAGGCCGGCGATGGCCACGGCTAGCGTCCCGCCTGAATGGCGAGCGCGATGGTCGCCCACGCCTGCGCCTCGGCGGTGTACTGCGCGGCCAGTGTCAGCGACGGGATGCCGCTGTCGCCGCTGGTGGTGTCGGCCCCGTAGGTCTCGGCGGCGCCGCGGTGGTAGGCGACCGCGCGCATGCAAGCGATTGCACTGTTGACCGCGAGTTTGGAGCCGAGGCCGGGGTCACGTTCGGTCATTGCCTCCATTGGGATGCCATCGGGGTAGGTCTCGGGCATGATGCCTCCTTCTCAGTAGTCGTGGCTGTGGTTGTCGCTGGTCAGCAGCACAAACGTCTTGCCGAAGTTGACGCCGGGTCGCAGCCGGCCGGCCGCCTCGATGGCCTGCGACTTGCTGGCGGCCCCGACGATGACGGCCTCGCTGGTCCCGTCGATCAGCACGGCGAACAGGTACACGGCTCCTCCTCTGGTGAGGGCTCTCTGGCCTCCTCAGCGCGGGCCCTACCCGCGGACGGCACCCGGCCGGGCGCCGTTTCGGCCTACCGGTCGGCGCCGTCGCACTCGTCGGCCGGCCCGTCGTCCTCCTGGTCGACGTGCTCGACCTGGCCGCCCGGGTCGCCGGCCGCCCGCCGGCCGCGCACCTCGTCATACGGGAGGCGCTCATCCCAGGAGTAGCCGGATGGCACGGTGAGGCTCTTGGCGTTGACCTTGAGAACCTCACGCCAGCCGCCCCAGTACCGGACCCGGTCACCCGGGCGGAAGTCCGCCGGCCCCCACACCTTCGCGCCGTCCTCCTCCTGGTCGGCGACCACCTTGCGCCAGTAGGCGAGCTCGTCGGCGAGCTCCGCCAGGCGCTGATCCGCGGTCGCCTGCGAGATCCGCCGGCCGTGGTCGGGCACCAGCAGATCCGCCCCGATGGTCTGCTCGTTGTAGCAGCGCGGGCAGGTGAACGTGCGGCCCTCGTTGCCGGCCTTCGCCTTCCGTGCTGACGTCGGGCACGGCTGCATGTCCCGGCGGGTTTTGCGCTCCTCCGCCTCGAGTTTGGCGATCCGCCGCAGGGTCGTTGGGAGGCTCTCGCGGCGGGCGGTGTACTGGCCGGCCACCTTCGCGGCCCGTTCGTAGTGGGTCGCCGCGCGGTCAGCCTCGATCGAGCGGCGCATGTTGTTGTCGATCCGCTTGAGCGCCGCGCGGTGCCCACGCTCGGAGTGATGCCCGACGAGGATCGGCTGGCCCGGTGGGATCAGGTCCGCCTCGCGGCGCGCGGCCGCGTAGCGTGCCTCAGCCTCGCTGGTGGCCCGCCCGGCGCGCCCCTCGAGCCGGTCGGCGCGCTCGCTGATCCGCTCGGCACGCTCGGCCTCGGCCTCCGCGAATGCGCGCGGGGTGTCGTCGATCGAGACGGTGACCTCGAACCCGGCCGCGCGGAGCCCCTCGGCGGCCGCGTCGACAATCCAGCTTTTGACGGCCCGGTCGCGGGACTGCTGCACAATCCACGTCTTGAGCGACGGCGCCCACCGGAACCCGGCACGCTTGAGGATCGGCGCGCTGCCATCGCCGCGGGTGGTGCCGTGCGCCATGGTCCCGTCGGCCCTGGTGTGGATAATCTCGACCATTCCCCTGCCCTCCCTCGCTTGAGGTCTGCCTGGCCTCATCAGCTAGCGCTTGACGCTAGGACCGGCCGGGCGGCCGGTTTCGGCCTGTCAGCTCGCGTGGCGGTGAATCAGCACCCGTGAGCCTTGGATGTAGTCGTGCGCGTGCTCTTGCAGGTCGGTGTGCCTGTGCTCGGTGCGCTCGATGCTCCATTCCCAGTCGGGAGGCAGAGCGAGGTAGGACTGCTCGCCCTGGTCGCCGTGCCACAACACGGCGAAGCCGTAGGGCGGGAACGGCCCGCTGGCCTGCTTGAGCACGCCCGAGAAGGTCCCGGGCCGGGTGCTCTCCGGCATCCGGCGCGACAGGGTGATGTGCGTGCCCGCGGTCACGAGCTCCTGGAGCTCCTCCAGCGTGGCGGTTGTGTTGGTCAGCATCCTTGCTCCTCCTCCTGGTCGTCGTGGCGGTGTCCTCGGTATGTGCCATTGATGGCCTGGCGGTGGTCGCGGTCGTGCAACTTGCGGGCCACCTCGGGCGCCATGGGCCACCACTCGTGGACCTGTTGCATGTGCTCGGCGAGCTCCTCATCAGTCACGGTGTTTCTCCTGGTCAGTCGCAGCACCCGCAGCACGGCGCGTCGATGCACCGGCTGCCGGTCCACTCGTAGCCGCGCCGCCTGCCGTACCGCGTGTTCGCCACGACCACGCCGTCAGTGTCGCGGCGCACGTCGGACAGCACGGTCTGATAGCTGCCGCTGGTCGGCGAGCCTTGCCACTTCTCCGTTGTCAGCCCGGCCGCCTTGGCGTGCTCCAGGTCAGTGCACGTGACTGACCGGTCGGACGGGTCGTAGAACGCCCGGGTCCCGGCGGCGAGTGTCTCGCCAGCGGTGCAGGTGCCCGCGTAGCGAAGTGCCATCCAGCGGCCCTGCCGCGGCGCACTCGACCGGCGCCCGTAGCTTCTGCGGTAGGTCATTGCTCTCCCCTTCCTCACTCGTCCCAGTAGCCGATTTCGCCGAAGTGCTCGCGCTCCAATTGCGCCTCGATGGCCTGGTCGTCGGTGCTGTGGCAGTCGTGCTCGCATTGCGCGCCCACCGGGCGGGTGAGGCTGACGACCGTCCCGCGGCACCGGTCACACCGGCCCGTCTCACAGGCCAGCGACACGGCGACCGTGGCCGCGCTCATGAGGTCACCTGCTCGGCGGGCAGCAGCTCGAGCGCCCGGTCAAGGCTCGGCGCGTCGGGAAGGTCAACCGTGTTGCCGTACCGGTCGACCAGGAAGCGGAACTCTGAGCCGTCCGATGCGCGGCATAGGAACGCGGCGCGCGTGAACCCGGCAGCCTCCACGCCGATCCTGTAGCCGTATTCGCCCCAGTTCCGGATCAGGTAACTCGCCGCCGAGCTCATCTGCTCGGCGCTTACCATCTGCGTCATTCCCATTGCTCGCGCCTCCTCTCGGTTAGTTGACTGGGCGCAGTGCCCGCAAGTAGGTCCCCGGGTACTTGCGCGCCACCGCATGACGAGCACCGTTCAGGTCGAGCGCAAGAACCTCGAATGTGTGGAGGATTCCGCTGGCGCTCTCCACCGTGGCCGTGTACCGCCGGGCCTTCCTGACTTGCTCCATCGCCCCTCCCCTACTGGTCTCTCTGTCGTGTCATGACTCTACATGAATGGGCAGGGTGTGTCAAGCCATCCCTCTACAGATTGCTAGTGTGGGTCGGCGACGAACAGCCGCTCAACCCACTCGACCACCCGCGCTGTCCGCTCAAGCCGATGCGTCAAGCGTGGGTCGTCCTGCTGCAACCAGCGCAGCAGGCGACTCAGCCGCAACCCTCGCCGTCCGCGGCGAGGTCGAGTGGGGGCTGTTCGACGGTCCCGTTCCACGCTGGCGACTGGTAGACGACCGGCACGGCCAGGGGGAGGCTGAGCTGTCGGCCGCTCCCCTTGGGGAGTGTCGGGCCAGGGCAAGGGGCGGACGGGAGTGGTGTCGCTCCGCCGTCCAAGTCGAGCTGCACGATCGGCCCGTCGTGGTGTCGGAGATCCTGGCTGCGGGCCACGATTTGGGCGGCCCGTTGCTCCGGCGTCCCGCTGTCCTTTCTGGCCATCGCGTCGGCCACCCGCTGGCCGCATTCCAGCGCTGTCGCGACGCGCGCGCGCCCGTAAGCTCGGCTCCTCACCATCGTCGCCTCCCAGTAGGTGCAGCTGCTCAGGCGTGACGGGCTCCAACCACGCTGCCGGTATCGCCCGGGTGATCCGCTCCGCCTCAGCGACCACCCGGGCGCCCATGATCGCATCCCAGTCCTCGGCGCTGACCGGAGTCACCCGCCGCCGCGGCCGGACTGTCGGAGGCTTCGCGGCCGCATCCATGCGCCGCACGAGCTCGCTGAGGCTGACCGCCTCAACCTCGGGCACCGCAGCCTCAACAGCCGCAGCAGCAGCAACCGGTGCCGCCGCAGTCTCGGGAGCGTCGACCGTCTCAGCTGTCACACCCAGGTACGCGGCCGCGCCAGCCTCCCCCAGCTCCTCCACAAGCCCGTCAACGTCAAGGCTCTCCAGGTACGCCTCATACTCCCCACGCCGCGGCGCCGCATTCTCGCTGTACTGGGCCGGGCAATCATGCTCCTCCCACTCACGCGAGTAGGCCTCCTCACTCCGCGCAAGCTCATTGAACTCGGGGTCAAGGATGTCCGCGCGGCGGCGCACGAAATGGCCACACCCAGCACAACGGGTCTGGACCGCCGCCGTCACTTGCCACGCCCCCTGTACGGGCACCGCTTCCAGCCTCGAGCTGGGTCACGATGGCGAAGCAGCAGGCCTTTCCGCCCTGGCTCGAGCCGGCCATCATCGACGGTGATGTCCCGTCCGCACCGTGGGCATTGGCGCTTCGCTGTCGCGTGGCTCTCTGTCATGCCATGACTCTACAGGTGGGAGAGGAGAGCGTCAAGGGATGGCTCTACAGAGAAGTGCGTAGAGTGATGGCTTGACAGCATCCATGAGGGAGCGTAGAGTCATGCCTCGACAAGCGAGGAGGGAGGGAGGACCCTATGGGAAAGCACAGCCTGAAGCGCATGGAACGCTCAAGCATCCGCGCATTCCAACGCTCACACCGCGCATGGAACAACGGTGACATCGACGCAGTACAACGCTGGGACGCAATTTACCTCGCACTACACGACCGGTACCTGAAAGCCCGAGGCTTCACCTACTGACCACCACCACACAAGGCGCCCGGCCCCCACCACGGCCGGGCGCTCAGCCGTCTGTCAAGTCATCCCTTGACAGCATCCCAGGGAGAGCGTAGAGTCATGACTCGACAGACCAGACCAGCCAGGAGGAACAAGATGGGCCGCTACACCGGAACCCGCACCCACACCACCAGGATGCGCGCACTCCGCCGCATCGAACGCGCCCGCCGTCAGCAAGACCACCACTCCGCAATCCGCTGGGAACTGCTGTATGAGGCATTCTGCTACCGACACACCAACCGGCTCTCGCTCCGTCAGCGCAGCGTCTACAACGCCAGCGGAATCGTTCGCATCTGACGCCTCGCCCACCGCCCGGCCGTCCACCAGCGGCCGGGCGCCTTGCTATGCTCACCCCATGAACGGGCCTCACCCTACCGACGGGCCTCCCAAGCGTCGCTGCACCGCCCACAACCGAGCAGGCGGCCGCTGCGGACGCACACCAGCGCCCGGCTCCCTGGTCTGCAACCTGCATGGTGGCAAGGCTCCCCAAGTGCAGAATGCGGCGCGCCGTCGCCTCCTCGAGGCTGCCGATCCTGCGGCTGCCCGCCTGGTGCAGCTGCTCGACTCGCCTGATGAGGCGATCGCTGTCCGTGCTGCGACGGCGCTGTTGGACCGCAGCGGGTACGGGCCGAGCAGTACCCAGGTGCAGGTGGATGGTGGACAGGTGGACTACCGCATCGACGGGGTCGACCTGGAGGCCTTGTAGGTGGGACCTGGTCCTACCCCACCCCTAGTACCTAGGTAGGTATGGGTACTATGGGTACAGTAGGTAGGTATAGGGTGGGTGTGGGTACTATGGGAGGTAGGTACCTACCACCACCCACACACACAAACGAAAGGCCCTTGGGCTGGGAAAATACCGAAGGTCCCGCCACCTGGGTACTGGGGCCCCCCGGTTCGTGTTGCAGCCACTCAAACTAGATTCGGTCGAATGGTGCGAGCATGACAGCAGTGTGTGGGGTGTGCGGTTGCGAGGTCGATGCTGACGACCTGGTGGATGGGGTCTGCTATGACTGCGCCCACGATGAGCTGGCCGACCCGGGCGTGGTGCGGTCCCTCCCCTCGTCTCTCCCCCCCTTTCCCCCTCCTCTCTTCTCCTCTCCAACCTCTCCCCCCCAGCCCCCCCTCCCCAGCGGGGGGACTCTAGCATCCGGGGGGTGGCTGTGACGGCATCGATGGTGCACAGGTTTTCGCCGCGGGGGGCGTGTGCGGAGCTGTGGCGGCGCCGGGATAGTGAGGTGCTGGTGGCGGGGCCGGCGGGGACCGGGAAGAGCCGGTCGTGCCTGGAGAAGGTGCATCTGGCGGCGCTCAAGTATCCGGGGATGCGGGGCCTGCTGCTGCGGAAGACGTCGACGTCGCTGAGTGCGGGGGCGCTGGTGACGTGGACGCGGTTTGTGATCTCGGAGGCGCTGGCTGCGGGGGTGGTGGCGTTCTACGGGGGGAGCGCGCAGGAGCCGGCGCAGTACCGGTACCGGAACGGGTCGCGGGTGATCCTGGGTGGCCTGGACAAGGCCAGCAAGGTCATGTCGACGGAGTATGACCTGATCTATGTGCAGGAGGCCACGGAGCTGCTGGAGGACGACTGGGAGGCGCTGACCACGCGGCTGCGGTACGGCAGGATGCCGTATCAGCAGCTGCTGGCGGACTGCAACCCGGACATGCCGACACACTGGCTGAAGCAGCGCTGCGACCGGGGGGGGACGGTGCTGCTGGAGTCGCGGCACACCGACAATCCGCTGCTGTACGGGTCCGACGGGGAGCCGACCACGACGGGGGCGACGTATCTGGGGAAGTTGCAGGCCCTGACCGGCGTCAGGTATCAGCGCCTGTACCTGGGCCGGTGGGTCGCCGCGGAGGGCGTCATCTACGAGCATTGGGACCCGGCGGTGCATGTGGTGGAGCCGTTCCCGATCCCGACCGACTGGACCAGGTGGTGGTCGGTGGACTTCGGGTTCGTGCACCCGTTCGTGATGCAGTGGTGGGCGGAAGACCCCGATGGGAAGCTCTTCCTGTACCGGGAGCTGTACCGGACGCATCGGACGGTCGATGAGCACTGCCAGGATGCGATCACCTACGCCAAGGCGGAACCACGGCCGCGGGCGGTGATCTGCGACCATGACGCCGAGGACCGGGCCACCCTGGAGCATCACCTGGGGGTGGGGACGATCCCGGCGGTGAAGAAGGTCCTGGAAGGCATCGACGCGGTGCAGACCCGGCTGCGGGACCGCAGGCTGCTCATCTTCAAGGACTGCCGGGTCTACCGTGACCCGGACCTGGACGAGCAGCACAAGCCGACGTGCACGGCCGAGGAGGTCCCCGGGTACGTGTGGGGCGACTACAAGACCAAGGAGCAGCCCATCAAGGAGAACGATGACGGCTGTGACGCGATGCGGTATATCGTCGCCGAGCGGGACCTGAAAGGACGACCACGAGTGAGGTTCTTGTGAGCCTGACCGATCACGCGCGAGAGTACCTCGCCATCTGCGGGGACGGCCACCGCTCCTACCTGCGGCTTGTAGGTTCGCCCACCTTTGGCCGCTGTGCCGCTCAGATCGGCAGCGCCGAAGGCGCCCTGCCGAGCCGGCCGGTGCCGTGTGGGAAGCCGGCTGAGCTGTTCGCCCTGCCGAAAGGACGGCTGTGATCGACATGAGCGCGGTCGCGGTACCGGGTGTCTGCTGCCAGGGGCACACGACGGCCTGTGAGCCACCGTCCGAGCTGTGCTGCCTGCGGTGCCCAGAGTGGGACCACCCGAGGCATCCTGCCGGTGTGCGCTGCGTGCTGGCCTATGGGAGGTCTCTGTGAGCGCCCTCGGCGACGCCTACGCGCAGGAGCGCGCGCGGCTCCAGGCCCTGCCGGCACTCCCACCACGCCAGCCGCTGCTGGCCGTGCTGGGCCGGCTGGCCGCGCGGGTGGTCGAGCGGCTGCCCCGGGCCCGGACCACGCTGCTGTCGGTGGGTGGCTTCGGCCTGCTCTCCACCGCGGCGTGGATGGTCGCCGTCCCTGCCGGCCTGGCCGCCGCTGGCGTGTCGCTGCTGGTGCTGGAGTACCTGAGCGGCGATGATGACCGGCGACGGTAAGCCGCGAGGGAGAAAGGTGCCATGAGGCGGTGGTGGTGGGTCTGCGGTGCGCTGCTGCTAGGTGCCCTGGTGGCCGGATGCAGCGCGTCCGTTGAGACCGGGGAGACGGTCAGCCGGGGCCTTGGCGCCAAAGACGCCACCGCCGACGTGAAGCTCCTCTCCTTCCAGCGGGCCGACGTGGAAGGCGGCGTGGTCCGCCACGTCGGCAGACTCCTCATCACCAACCATACTAGTGGCCCGTCCGACTACTACATCGAGGTCAGCATCGAGAACAAGGCCGGCACGCAGGTCGACTGGGCGAACCCCACCGCCGAACACGTCCAGCCAGGCCAGCAGGCACGCATCAGCTTCGAGGTCTTCGACCACCCGGATGCCCACCGGGCTGTCGTGCGTGAGGTGCAGCGGACGGCGGCGCCGTGAGGTCTCCCCTGGGCGCGCTGCTGAACCGGGCGCCGGTCCCGTATGTGGGCAAGGGCGGCACCGCCGTGAGCCTGCCGCTGTGGTCGGAGACGCATCAGGAACGGATGATGCGCCAGTACGGCAGCGTCGGAACCCTGTTCGCCATCGTCTCCCGGATCGCCACGTCGGTGAGCGAGGTCCAGTGGCACCTGTACCGCAAGCAAACCGACCGCAGGCGCAGGTACGGGCCGGTGGAGGACACCCGCGTCGAGGTCACCTCGCATTGGGCGCTGGACGTGTGGCACCAGCCCAACCCGTTCATGACGGGGCAGGAGTTCCGCGAGGTGTTCTCCCAGCATGTGGAGCTGGTCGGCGAGGGCTGGTGGGTCGTCGGCCGCAACCCCCGCAGCGACCTGCCCATCTCGCTGTGGCCGATACGCCCCGACAAGATGGCCCCGGAGCCGCATCCCACCAAGTTCGTCTCCGGCTACATCTACTCCGACCCTGACGGCCGGAAGATCCCCCTTGGCACCGACGAAGTGGTCTTCCTGCGGATGCCGAACCCCTTGGACCCCTACCGCGGCATGGGGCCCGTCCAGAGCGTCCTGGCGGACCTGGACAGCACGCGCTACACGGCCGAGTGGAACCGGAACTTCTTCCTCAACGACGCTTCCCCGGGCGGCATCATCGAGGTCGACAAGCGCCTCTCCGACGCCGAGTTCGACGAGATGGGGGCCCGGTGGCGGGAGCAGCATCAGGGCGTCCGCAACGCCCACCGGGTCGCCGTCATCGAGCAGGGCAAATGGGTCGACCGGGCGTTCTCGATGCGGGACATGCAGTTCTCCGAGCTGCGGGCCGTCAACGACGAGCAGATCCGCAAGGCGTTCGGCTACCCGCGGCCGATGCTCGGTGACGTCGTCGACATCAACCGCGCGAATGCTGAGGCCGGTGAGGTCGTCTTCGCCAGGTGGGTGCTCCGCCAGCGCCTCAACCGCATCAAAGGCGCCCTCAACTCGGACTTTCTGCCGCTGTTCGGCCGTGACGTGGCCGACCAGTACGAGTGGGACCACGACGACCCGACACCGGCCGACCGTGACGCTGACCGGCTCGAGCGTGAGGCCGCCGTGGACATGGCCATCCGGCTCATCCAGGCCGGATTCGACGCCGAGCAGGTGCTGGAGCTGTGTGGCCTGCCCCAGCTCGACTACACCAAGCCGGCCGCGCCCAAGCCCACCCCGACGCCGGGCGCGCCGGGCACCGGGGACCTCGCCGAAGCCGTGCGGGCGCTCGCGCTGGCCGGCCACAACGGCAACGGCGCCTGACCGGGGTTTCGTAACGCCAGGGTTGGCATTTGCGGTACAGTCCGCCTGACGGAGTGTCAGTACGAGCGTCAACACGAGGAGCGGCGTGACCCCCAGGGTGCCCGATGGCCAATAGGCGGCTCGTCCGGCGGGATCATGGCCCGCCCATCGACCAGGTGGTCATGTCCCGCGTGCAGGCGCACCTGCGCGCCCGCGACGGGCAGCCATTCGGGGCCCGCCCGCCGGAGCGCCGGCCGAAGTTGGAGCTTCACAACAAGGCCGCCACCGACGAGCCCGCCGAGATCCGCCTGTACGACTCCATCGGCGGCTGGTTCGGCATCACCGCCGACGACTTCGCCGAGCTCCTCGACGAGATCGGCCCCGACCGTGCCATCAAGCTGCGCATCAACAGCCCCGGCGGGGACGTGTTCGACGGGACGGCCATCTACAACCTGCTGGCCACCAGGCCCGGAGAGGTCAACGTCGTTGTGGACGGCCTCGCCGCAAGCGCCGCGTCGTTCATCGCGCAGGCCGGCGACACCATCGCCATGAACCGCGGCACCCAGTTCATGATCCACGACGCGCACGGTTTCACCATCGGCAACGCCGCCGACCACCGGCAAATGGTTGACCTGCTCGACCGGATCTCCAACGAGATCGCCGGGATCTACGCCGCCCGCGCTGGCAGCACGGTCGCCGAGTGGCGTGAGCGGATGCTCGCGGAGACCTGGTACAGCGCCGCCGAGGCTGTCGAGGCTGGCCTGGCCGACTCCACCGCCGACGACGAGCCAGCCGACGACGACGACGAGGGCCAGGGCAGCGGTGAGCCGGCCGCTGCCGAGCCGGCCGCGGCGGCAGCCGACGAGCTGACTGACGAGGAGTGGGCCGCCGTCGGCGAAGCCCTCCGCGTCAGCCTCGACGAGACGTTCGACCCCATGGCCGGCTACGACCCGCAGGTGGTCGGCTCCCTGATCGCCGACATCTACGGCGACGCGCCCGCCCCCCCACCCGTCAAGGCCGATCCTCCCCTGGAGCCGGTCAACTTCGTCGACGAGTTTGTCAAGGGCATCCAGGAAGGAGTGCGCCCGTGACCACGACCGCGCCCGAGGTCGACGACCTCACGATCCCCGAGACCCCGGCCCAGCTCGAGGAGTTCATGCTGGACCGCAACAAGATGGCGGCCCTGTTCAAGCAGCGCGACGGGTTCGCCACCTTCGTGCGCAACTACGCGAAGGCGGTCCACAACAAGGACCAGGAGATCGCCACCCAGGTCCGCGAGCAGACCCAGAAGGTCCTGGGCGAGTGGCTGCGGGAGCAGCAGGAGAAAGAGGGCGTCGTCCCGGTCAATCTGGGCTTCAAGAACCCCCAGGGGGTCCGCGACCGGGCCAGCGCGCGCGGCGGCCTGTACAACTCCCGGGCGATGGGCGCGGCCCTCGACAAGGAATTCGAGAACGCCGCCGACTACTTCTCGCTGGTGTGGCACAACCGGCAGCGGGACGCGCAGGCGCAGGCCAAGCTGGGCCGGGTCCGCAACGCCTTCTCGAGCACCGTCCCCTCCGAGGGCGGCTTTCTGATCCCGGAGACGCTGCGCAGCGAGCTGCTGCGGGTGTCGCTGGAGACCTCGATCGTGCGCCCGCGGGCCCGCGTCATCCCGATGGAGACGCTCAGAGTCCCGTTTCCGGCGATCGACTCGACCTCGAACGTGTCCAGCGTGTACGGCGGCATCGTCGGCTACTGGACCGAGGAGGGCGCGGCGCTCACCGAGAGCCAGGCCAGCTTCGGCCGGGTCGTCCTGGACGCCAAGAAGCTCACCGCCTACACCCAGGTCCCCAACGAGCTGCTTTCGGACTCGATCACCTCGTTCCAGGCGTTCATCGACGAGATCTTCCCCGAGGCGCTCGGCTTCTACGAGGACTACGCCTTCCTGCGCGGCTCCGGCGTGGGCGAGCCCCTCGGCGTCCTCAACGGCGCCGCGAAGATCACCGTCACCGAGACCACCGCCAACCTGATCCTGTGGGACGACGTGGTGGCGATGTACGCGCGGATGCTCCCCGGGTCGCTGAACCGGGCGGTGTGGGTCGCCTCGATCGACACGTTCCCGCAGCTCGCCAAGATGACGCTGCCGGTCAAGAACGTCGCCGGGACCGAGAACGTTGGCGGTGCCGGCGCGTGGACAACCGACATGCACGGCAACCCGATGCTGTCGCTGCTGGGCCGTCCGGTGCTGCTGACCGAGAAGGTGCCCGCGCTCGGCACCACCGGCGCGCTCAACTTCATCGACTTCGGTTTCTACCTGCTCGGCGACCGGCAGGTCATGTCGGCCAGGAGCTCGGAACACTACAAGTTCCAGAATGACATGACGGTGTTCCGCATCATCGAGCGCGTCGACGGCCGCCCCTGGCTGAACTCGGCGATCACCCCCAAGAACAGCTCGGCGACCCTCTCGCCGATCGTCTCGCTGCTGTCCGCCTGATCCTGGCCGGGACCGGCCTACGGCTGGCCGGTCCCGGCTCAACCCGCCCAGTGCGGCTCAATGGCCGGCAGTAACGCCCCGGCCGGGAAAGGAGCACATCATGGGAGTCAAGGCCCTCGGCCGCCTGTTCGACCTCGGCAGCGTGGTCGTCCCCGTCGCCGACCTCGCCGCCGGCGCCCAGACCGGCCACCGCATCCACCTCAAGAACTACGGCGGTGTCGCGTTCGTGGTCTACATGGGCGCCGTCTCCGCCGGGACCGACACCTTCGTCCCCGACGTGCAGCAGCACACCGCCGCGTCCGGCGGCACCAGCTCCGACCTGGATGTGGTCACGACCTGGTACCACAAGAGCGAGGCGACCCTCGACGGCGACGAGACCTGGACGAAGGTCACCCAGTCCGCCGCCAGCGAGATCTCGCTCACCGGCGCGACCTACGCGGGCCTCCAGATGATCCTGGTCGCCGAGGTGCTCGCCGAGCAGCTCTCCGACGGCTACGAGTGGGTGAGCGTGGACATGGCCGACCCCGGCGCCGGTGGTACCCGCGCGGGCGGCATCCTGGCGATCCTGTTCAACCTGGAGGTGCAGCGGGCGCCGGAGAACCTGGCCCAGCTCAACGCCTGATCGGGGGCCAATCATGCTGTGGGTGTGCGGGCGGTGTGGCACCAAGTACGCGGTGGGGTTGCCGTACTGCCCGCAGTGCACCTCGACCGACTACCGGGAGGATGGTGAGGAGATGGCCAAGAACACCGTGCACGGCGGCCCGAGCGACCAGTTCGCCGAGCCGGGCCAGCCCGGCTATCAGCCACCCGCCGAGCCCGCGGAGACCCCGGAGGCGGTATCGCTGGCCGAGGCGACCATCAGCGAGTCGGCCGACCAGGAGCCGGAGCCGATGCCGGAGACCGAGGCGCAGGCGACCGTCCGCGAACTGCGCGAGCGGCTGCGCGCGCGGGGCCTGTCGGTCTCGGGCAGCAAGGATGAGCTGCGCGACCGGCTCGCCGAGGCCGAGGCGGGCGAGGGCTGATGGCCTGGGAGCAGCTCCTCGACATTCAGCGGGAAGCCGTCGAGCTGGCCGCTGCCGAGCTGGCCGCGGACCCGCAGGCGTGCCCCAACGACGGCGAGCCGTTGCGTCCGGGCCCGGCCGGGGAGCTGTTCTGCCCGTTCGACGGCTACCAGTACCCGAGGGACGGACGATGAGCGTATTCGCGCTATGCGCCGCGGTGGTCGCGGCCCTGGCGATCCTCGACGTGGTGGAGGGTGCCGAGCTGCTGTGGTGGTGGCTGGGGTTCGTCGCGTTGCACTTCGCCACCGGCTGGTCGGTCCCGCTGGTGATCTGGCGGCGGAGGGCGAAGCAGTGAGCGGCCTGTGGACTCCCGGGGAGGGGGCGCCGGCCCTGCTCAAGCACCAGGCCCGCCAGCGCACCGTGACCCTCCCCAACGGGCAGCGCGCCAAGGTCACCGTGGACGACTCCGGGACCGTGACCCACGTCGAGTATGGGGGCCGGCTGGACGCGATCGTCCGCCCGGATGTGATCCGCCTCAAGGTCAGGCGCTTCTGGGGCGCGCACGGCCACCCGGACCCGGAGGGGCCACTCAAGGGAAAGGACGGCAGGTATGGGCCGCGCCGATGAGCTCCGCGCGGAGCTTGCCGTGGTCGAGTTGGAGGCGCGCCTGGTCGCGTTGAAGGCCGACCCGGCTGTGAGCGTCGACGCTGAGGAGTACCGGGCGTGCAAGGAGGCGCTGCGGGAGGCCCGCCTGGCGCACCGGACGCTGCGGGAAGCCGCCCCGCCAGAGGACAGCGTCGGCGACGCGGTGGTGCGGCCTGCCACGGTCGAGGCCACCGCAGGTGTGAAGCGACCCGGAGGTGACCGGTGAGCATCACCGCCAGTGGCCTGTACGGGCTCACCCTGGAGAAGTTCCTCAACGTCACCAGCCTGCCCGCCAGCGGCCTCGAGTCGGAAACGGCGGTGAAGGGCGCGCTCATCACCGACAGCGAAACCCCCGACTTCAACGCCGACAACTTCTTCGACGACGTGGTAGCCAACGAAGTCTCCGGCACCGGCTACACCGCTGACGGCGCGGTCCTGACCTCAACCGAGATCACCATCTCCGGCGGGGTGCTCACCTACGACGCGGCCGACTCCTCCTGGGCCTCCTCGACGATCGCCAACGCGATGGCCGAGGTCGGCTACTTCGACCGGGGCGGCGCCCAGTCCGCCGACGAGCTGGTGTTCCTCTCCGACTTCGTCAACGCGGCCAGCTCTTCGGGTGGGACGTTCCTGATCCAGCGGTCGGCAAGCGGGATCTTCACCATCGACTTCACCCCCTGAGCAGTCCACCTATGCGCGAACCGTCAACTCGGGGAGCTGACACGATGAACACGCAGGGGTCGATCCTCCTCGGCCAGCACGGTGAGCAGGCCCGCAGGGCCGCGGAGGTCCACGCCCGCACCGCGGGCCGGCAGCGCATCCACCGCGCCGAAATGCTCGGCTACGACTCGGCCGGCCAGCCGATTTGGAGTATCAGCGGTGGCAGCCGCATGTACCTCGTCCAGCCGATCCCACCGATCCACACCGTGGACGGCGCCGCGTTCAACACCTTCACCACCTTCCAGTCCATCACCCCGGCGCCTGATGTCACCTTGGCCGCGAGCCTGCTGGAGGTCGGCTCGGAGCTGCATCTGGAGGCCGATGGGGAATTCAGCAACACTGGCACGCCGACGCTGGGTCTGGGGTTCCTGCTCGGCGCGACGACCCTGGCGGCTGGCACGGCGATCACCACCACCACCGGCGCCACGTCGTGGCCGTGGCACGCCGAGGCGAACATGCGGGTCCGCGTAGTCGGCGCGTCTGGGACCGCCAGCGTGCATGTCATGGGCTGGTGGATGATCGGCACCTCACTGACGGCGTTCTCCACCGTCCAGGCGATGCCGGCCACCCTGGCGCTGCGGACGGTCGCCTCCGGGATCGACACCGGCACCGCGCTCGCGCCCAAGGTCGGCGCGGTGTGGGGCACCAGCAGCGCATCCAACACCATCAAGGTGAACCGCTTCGCTGTCGACCTGCGAAGCTAACCGGAGCGGGGGCCAATGCCAACCCCGCCATCAGGGCCAACCAGCCGGGGCACCCTCGGCCCGACCAACGGGGCCAGCTCCACCAGCGGCAGCTTCACCCCTAGCGCCAACTCGATCCTGCTGGTGTACGCCTGGTCCGACAGTGAACCCTGCTCGATCAGTGACTCGCTGGGTGGCTCCTGGACCACGATTGTTGCTCGTGGCCCCACCGAATCCGGCACGCAAACGTCGGCGGTCTGGGCCTATCAGGAGATCGGCGGCTCACCCGCCTCGATGACGGTCACCATCACCCCGCCGAGCTCCGCCGCGCATGGCGGCTGGGTCGACGAGTGGACCAGCTACAAGGTTGGCAGCCCAACAGGGCAGACCGCCGAATCGTCGTTCGCGGTCGGCAGTGCTGACCCCAGGACGCTGGCCATCACCACCCTGTTTGACAACAGCAGGGTGCTGGGCGGCATCAGCAACTGGGACAGTACGACCGTTACGGCCGGTGATTCCGGCACCACCGCCGACCACTCCAGCCAAATCGCGGCGACCACCGGCGGTGGGGCCGGCCACTCCACCAACCCGGTCGCCACGGCCGGCAGCTTCACCCTGAGTCTTAACCGTGGCACCACCGAACGCGGCCAGATCATCGCGTTCGAGCTCCGCGGCACCGACGACGCCTCTGTCTTCGCCCCAGACCCTAGGCTGGCGAGGCTGCTGATCCAGCAGGGCCGCTGGCGGCCCTGGGCTGGCTCCCCGGACACCGCCGCCGGGAACGCGACCGTCACCCCGGCCGTGATCACATGCACCACGGCGCTGCCGCAAGCAGGCGTTGGTGTGGGCGCCGCCCCGGCCGTGCTTGCGGCGGTGACCGCCGCACCGCAAGCGGGCGTCGGGGTCGGTGCGGCCCCCGCCCAGGTCCAGGCCGTCGCCGCGCTCCCCCAGCCTGGCGTGGGTGTCGGCGTGGCCCCGGCAGTCCTCGCGGCCCTCACAGCGTTTCCGGGTGTCCAGATCAGCGTCGGGGTGTCTCCGGCTGTCCTGGCGGCCCTCACGTCGCTTCCAGGGGCATCTGTGGGCGTTGGCGCGGCTCCGGCCGTGATCCCCCTGGTGGTCACGCTGCCGCTGGTGACCTCGGCCGGGGAGGACTCGAGCAACGCGACCGTGACCCCCGCCACCATCACCGCGCTGGTCAGTCTTCCCCAGCCGGCCGTGGGCGTCGGGATAACCCCGGCGGTCCTCGCCGCGCTGGCAGCCCTCCCACGGCCGGGCGTCGGCGTCGGCGTCACGCCAGCCGTCGCCCCGCTGGTGGTCGCGTTGCCGCTGGCCACCATCGCCGTCCACGCGCTCGCTCAGCCTGCCACCATCGCCGCGCTGGCCGCGCTCCCCCGCCCGGCCATCTCGGTCGGGGTGGCCCCGGCGGTCGTCGTGCTGCTGGTGGCGCTGCCGCTGCCGGAGCAGCTCGGCGAGGTCACCCCCAACGTCAACCCGGCGGGCCCGATCATCGTCGGCGCCGTCATCGTCACCTCGGAGGCGCTCGTGGGCGGCACAAGCCGGCGTGGCACCCTGCCGGGCAGCATCGGCTAAGCTAACCAGCATCTGACGGAGTGTCAGCACAAGCGTCAGCCAACGCGGCGAGGAGTCGATGGCGGCACCCTGGTATACGACGAGGGAGGACGTCACGTCCGCCTTGGACGTGAAGCTGACCGCCCGCAACTACCGGCAGGTCGACCGCGCCATCGAGTCCGGCGCCCGCAGCGTCGAGGGCCTCCTGCATCGTACCTTCCGGCCGGTGCTGGCCACCAGGTATTTCGACTGGCCCAACGAGGCCCAGCGTGGCACCCGGCCGTGGCGGCTGTGGCTCAACCAGCACGAGGTCATCTCGGTGGCCTCGCTGGTCGCCGGCGGTGTCACGATCCCCTCCAGCGACTACTTCCTGCGCAACTTCGACGGTGAGGACCAGCCGCCATACACCTTCATCGAGATCGACCTCGCCTCCTCGAGCGCGTTCGCCTCGGGGGACACCCACCAGCGTGCCATCGCCGCAACCTGCCTGTTCGGCTGGCGCAACGATGAGGAGCAAGTCGGCGACCTCACCTCCAACCTCGACGCCGACGTGACCGATACGGCCACGACCACCTGGACGACCCCCTACATCGGGGTTGGTGATGTGCTGCGGATCGACAGCGAACGGATGATCGTCACCGACAAGACCATGGTCGACTCGACCCAGAACACCGGCGGGGCGCTCACCGCCTCAGCGGCCGATGTCACCGTGGCCGTGACTGACGGGACCGCGTTCGCGGTTGGGATGGTGCTGCTGATCGGCAGCGAGCGGATGCTCGTGGTCGACAAGGCCGGCAACAACCTCACCGTCAAGCGCGCCTGGGACGGCACCGTCCTGGCCGCCCACTCCTCCAACGCGGACATCTACACCCTGACCGGGGTGGAGCTCGCGCGCGCGCAGCTGGGCACCACCCTGGCCGCCCACACCACCGGCGCCGACGTGTACCGGCACCTGGTCCCTGGGCTGGTCCGCGAGCTGAACATCGCCGAGGCGATCAACACGTTGCAGCAGGAAGGCACCGGGTACGCCCGCCGTTCCGGCCTCGGCGAGGAACGCGGCTCCGGGAAGGCCCGCAACCCGATTGAGGCGTCCGGGCGGGGCTTGGACGACATCCGCGAACAGGCCTACGCCGCGTTCGCCCGCAAAGCCCGGGTCAGGGCCGTCTGATGGCGTTGGACATCCGGGGAATCCTCGACAAGCTCGTCTCCCACGCGCTGGCCAGCGGCCACTTCGACAGCGTCAACACCTTCAAGATCGACGAGCCCGCCGGGGCTAGGCTCACCGCAGGCATCTGGGTGGACGACATCACCCCGCTCAAGTCGTCGGGGCTGGCCTCGACCAGCGCGCGGCTGCTGTTCAAGGTCCGCCTCTTCTCCTCCACCGAGGCCGCGCCGGAGTCGTACCTGGAGGAGGCGATGACCGACGCCACCTCGGCGCTGCTGACCGCCTACTCCGGCGACTTCGACCTTGGCGCCAGCGTCCGCGCGGTCGACCTGCTCGGCATGGAAGGCGTCCCGCTGAGCGCGAACGCGCACTTCATGAACCTGAGCGGGATCATCTACCGCGTCATGGACATTGCCATCCCGGTCCTTGTGAACGATGTGTGGGAGCAAAGCGCATGAGCAACCCGGTGGTGGTGGCCACGCCGACCGTGATGGATGGCATGGTCGTGCGCTGGTACCGGTCCATGGCCGCCGCAGAAGACCACCGGGCGTCGCTCAGCGCGTCCAGCAGGCGGGTCAGCGTCCACGATGACGACTACCAGACCCTGCCGCAGGAATGGGTCCGGCTGGCCATGGATGTGCACCACCAGCTCGCCCGCGACCCGAAGGCGAACGTGGAGCACGTGGCCACCCACCGGGCCCATCTGGGCCGCCGCGAGCTCACCCCGATCCGGGCGGAGGTGTAAGCCATGGCCAAGCAGGCGGGCATGGGGGACCAGCTGTACGTTGGCGGCTACGACCTGTCCGGCGACGTCGGCAGCCTAGGCTCGGTTGCTGGCGGGCCGGCAGCGCTCGAGGTCACCGCGATTGACAAGAGCGGCTTCGAGCGGCTCGGCGGCCTCCGCAACGGCCAAGTCGAGTTCTCCAGCTTCTTCAACGACGCCGCCGGCGCCGCCCACCCTGCCCTGTCGACGCGGCCCATCACCGACCGGATCGTCTCCTACCTGCGTGGCACGACACTGGGCAACCCGGCCGCGTCGATGGTTGCCAAGCAGGTCAACTACGATCCCAGCCGCGGCAACGACGGGTCGCTGACCATCGCGGTGCAGGCGCTGGCCAACGGTTACGGGCTGGAGTGGGGCCGGTCGTTGACGGCTGGGAAGCGCACCGACAGCGGCGCGACCAACGGCTCCTCGATCGACACCACCGCCTCAGCCTCGTTCGGCGCGCAAGCCTACCTGCAAGTCTTCTCGTTCTCGGGCACCGACGTGACCGTGAAGATCCAGGACTCCGCCGACAACTCCAGCTTCGCCGACGTGGCGTCGCTGGCGTTCACGCAGGTCACCGGTGGGGCGCCGCTGGCCGAACGGATCGCCATCGGCAACACCGCCACCGTCCGCCGCTACCTGCGTGCGATCACCGTCACCACCGGCGGATTCTCCAGCCTGGTCTTCGCGGTGGTCGTGGTGAAGAACGAGACCGCCGGGCAGGTGTTCTAGTGGACCGGCCGCTGAACCGGATCGAGCCGGCCGGGCCGGTGGGTGCCTACAAGACGTATGCGGTGCGGCAGCCGTCCGACCAGACCGTGGTCCTTGCCTGTGAGACGGTCGGGTGCCTGGCGTGGCGGTACGGCTGGGACACGACCGTGGACGAGCGCACCGAGCTGGGCATGCAGCAGGCCGCCTACATCCGGCAGCGGTCGATGCGCACCCACCGGGAGCTCCGCACCGCCGAGGGGCTGACCGTGTTCCGCTTTGAGTCGGGGCAGCGGTGCTTCGCCGACCATCGCACCCGGCCACAGCGGTACCTCACCAGGGCTGGGGACCACCGCGGCAACCTTGGTCTGATCCGCGAGCACACCCGCAGCCAGGACTGGGTGGAGGACTTCGCCGAGCATCAGCAGCAGCTCGCAGACCGCATCGAAAGGGGCTGAGCAGTGTCCAAGGAATCAGGGCTCGGGTTGAGTGTGGCGGTGGACGACTCCGGCGGCACCCCCCGGACCATCTCCAACGACATCACCAACCTCGAGTGGGCCACCCCTCGGGGGGTCCAGGACGTGACCGGCGTGGACAAGAGCGCGATGGAGCGGCTGCTGCTCCTCGCCGACTTCTCCACCACCCTCAACGGCGTCTTCGACGACGCCACCAACTTCAGCCATGCCGTCTTCAAGACGGTTCCGTCGACCAGCGTGGCCAGGACCGTGACGCTGGCCCACTCGGGGCAGACGCTGGCCGGGGAGCTGCTGTTCACCGACTACGCGATGACCCGCAACGCAGACGGGGGCCTGACCTGGAGCGCGCCCGGTGTGCTCAGCGACGGCACCGTTCCCACCTGGAGCTGACATGACCAGCCCAGGGTACGAGCCAGTCAAGATCCGCACGGACGAGATCGTCGAGGAGGAGCGGGAGCCGCTCTTCTACATCGACGAGGCCGAGTACACGATCCCCAAGCGCATCCGGCCCAACATCACCATCCAGTACCTCCAGGACACCTACGACAAGGGCCAGGAGTACGCGCTGGCCGCCGCGATGCGGGAAGTGCTGGGCGCGGACGCGATGGAGGCCTTGGCCGAGAGTGACGCGGTCACCGACGAGCAGATGCGGCAGATCATGGGCATCGTCGAGCGCAAGCTCATGGGGCAGATGAAGAAGACCCTGGGAAACTCACGCAGCGGACGTCGGATCTAGGGTGGGTCGTTGACTACCTCGACGACCTCGACGCCGACTTCCGCGTCCTCTACCGCATCGACGGCATCGGTGACGGCCGGTTCGGGGACCTCTCGGCCGAGCGGTTCATCGCCCTGTGCGAACGGACCTTCGCCTACCAGGGGGCGATGCGCGCCCACGCCGAAGCGCAGGCAGAAGCCGACGACGACGAGGCCCCGGTCGGGGAGGCCGACGAGGAGGAGCCACAGGACCTCGGGGACCTCCAGCTGCCAATGGAGGCCTTGAATGCGGGTGGTGATGGCGCCGGGGTGGCGGGCGAAGGTCCGCCAGCACACGCTCCGCTTTCAGCACAAGATCGCCGGTGAGGTGATGGACGACGTGCACGCCAACATCATCTCGGACGGCCTGGTCGACACTGGCGACCTGCTCATGTCGGTGCGGCAGGAAGGCACCCGCGTGTACGTCGGCACCGACCACTGGCATTTCCTGGAGTACGGCACCAGCCCCCACCCGATCTACCCGGTCGTCAAGCAGGCCCTCTGGTGGGAAGGCCTTGCCCACCCCGTCCCGCGGGTCAGCCATCCCGGCAACCGCGAGTACGCCTTCATGCGCCGCGCCATCCACAAGAAGCGAGGCTGAGGTGGCCTTCAAGATCGCGGACGGCTACGTCGAGGTCCACGGCCGCATCGACGATGCGAGTTTCCGGCGTGCCGCCAAAGAGGTCGGGGAGCGTGCCGGCGAGGACACTTCCGAGCACTTTGAGAACGCATTCGGCCGAGCGGCCCGCCGGAAGGGCGGCGGGAACGTGTTCAGCCGCGCCCTCAAGCGGCTGTTCACCGTCAAAAGCGATGTGCTCAGCGCCTTGCTGCATCCACTGGAGACAACCTTTTCGATTCCGCTGGTTGCGGCCATCGCCGCCAGTATCGCCGTCCACGGCGCGGGCGCGATCGCTGCGGCGTTGCAGTCGGCGGTGTTGCTCGGCGTCGGCGGTGGGGTGCTCGCGGCCGGCGCCGCGATCCTGCTCGGCAGCGAGAAGCTCAACCAGAAGCTGGCGAAGGACAACCTCAAGCGGGTTAAGCAGTCTTCGGCCGCTGAACTGAAAGCCATGCGGGACAACCTTCGTGCCCGCCTGGCGCATATGCGGCTGGCGGGGGCGTCGCAGGATGAGATCAACCGCGTGCAGCGTGAAGGCCAGGCCGCCATCGCTGATGCCACGCTCCGCAACAACGCCAAAATCAAGGCTGCCGGCGTCGCTGCGGCAACGACGCTTTCCGACGCCTTCTCCACAGCCGGCAAGCGGATCATGGACAGTCTTGCCAGAGCGGCCGCGCCGCTGCTGCCTGTCTTCATCAAGGCCGCCGGGTCGGTCGCGGACATCTTCGCCAAGCTGGAGCCGCAATTCCGTCGGCTGTTCGCCGCCGCCGCCCCGATCGTGCCGCTACTGGTCGACACCTTCGCCGTCTTCGCAGAGACGATCCTGCCAGCCATCATCAAGATGATGCCCAGCGTGGTCGAGATGTTCGAGGTTCTTGCAGCGCGGGCGCCGGAACTGGCCGACGCGATCGCAAACCTGCTCCTGCAAATGGCGAAGCCGGAAACGATCGAGGCGTTCGGGTACCTACTGACCGGGCTCATCGGCGTAATCAACTTCCTCAGCGACGCGCTGGGGTTCCTAACCAGGCTGTTCAATACGGGGACCAGGAGGATCAAGGAGTTCATCGAGACGCTGAAAAAGGCGGGGCCGGCGGCCGCGTTCGTGGCTGAGCGGTTGATGGAGGAATTCACCGGGGCCATCAGGCAGATCAGGGCTGTCATCGGCTGGGTCGGCCGCCTCGTCGGCGCGATCCGGCGCATCCCGCTGCGGCGGGTCCTACAGTTCCTGTTCAAGCCAGGCAACGCCATCGCCACGATCCTGCGGATCACCGGCCTGACCAGGCGCATCCCCCGCGCGTGGAACACCGTCTACAAGTTCCTGACCGGTAGCGCCATCCGCGCGATCCAGGGTCTGATCGGCTGGCTTGGCCGCATCCCCCGCAACATCGTCACCACCATCAGGCAGAGCATCATCCGTACCGCTGCCGGGCTGTGGCCGTTCGCCACCGGCGGGCTGGTCGGCGCCCAGGGGATGCAGACCGGTGGGCTGGCCGGCGCACGGCAGGTGCTGGTCGGGGAGCAGGGCCCGGAACTGGTGGACCTTCCCTTCGGCTCCCGCGTGGTCCCGGCGGGACAGACCCGCGCCGCCCTCGGCCACGGCCAGGGCGGCCGTGAGCCGGTGGTGCTGGAGATCCGCTCCGGCGGGTCGAAACTGGATGACCTGCTGGTCGAGGTGCTGTCCAAGGCCATCCGCACCCGCCCTGGCTTCGCCCAGGTGGTCCGCACCGCATGAGGACACACCACAGGACCGGCGGCGGCTGGGCGCGGCTGTATTTTGCGCCATTTCGCGCCACGGCTATTTCCTTGGGGGTGGCGTGGTGACGTTCCCCGCCACGCCACTGGACCTGACCGTGGAGGTACTCCTCGGCGGGACGTGGACGGAGCTGGCCAACCCGAACCAGGTGTACGGCCGCGATGACGTGACGGTCACCCGCGGCCGGCCGAACGAGGCGACAACGGTCGAACGGTCGACGTGCAGTCTCACCGCCAACAACCGCAGCGGGAACCTCTCCCCACGCAACCCCACCGGCAGCTATTACGGGCTGATCGGCCGCAACACCAGGATGCGGGTCCGCCTGGACCCGGCGTCACCCGGCTACCTGCTCATGGTCAACGACGACCGCGCCTCCACCCCCGACTCCGCCAACCTGTCGATCACCGGCGACATCGACATCCGCCTGGACATCCAGCCCACCTCGTGGGCCGCGGCGCAGGGCCTGGCGAACAAGTACTTGTCAACCGGCAACCAGCGGAGTTGGGCGTTGTGGCTCAACGCCGACAGCACGCTGAGCTTCCGCTGGAGCGCGGACGGCAGCACGACCATCACCAAGACGAGCACCGCCGCGGTGTCGCCGCCCGCATCGGGCCGGCTGGCCGTCAGGGTCACCCTGGACGTGGACAACGGCGCGGCCGGCAACGATGTGAAGTTCTACACCGCCAACACGATCAGCGGCTCCTGGTCGCAGCTCGGCGCCACCGTCACCACCGCCGGGACCACCAGCATCTTCGACTCGACCGCGAGCGTGGAGATCGGCGGGTCGCAGGGCAACGGCTCCGCGAACGACCTCACCGGCCGCCTGTACGCCGCCCAGGTCTACCAGGGCATTGCGGGCACCTTGCGTGCCGACGTGGACTTCGACGATGAGGAGGCCGGCGCTGCCTCCTTCGTCGACGGGTCGGGGAACACCTGGACGCTGCTGGCGGACGCCTCGATCGTCGACCCGGCGGTGCGTTTCGTCGGCGAGGTCAGCGAGTGGCCGCCACGCTGGGACATCTCCGGCACCGACGTGTACGTCCCCCTGGAGGCATCGGGTATCCTGCGGCGGCTCACCCAAGGCAGCAGCCCACTGAAATCCACCCTGTACCGGGGCCTGACGTCGCTGGCCAACCCACCCAAGGCCTACTGGCCCTGCGAGGACTCCAGCGACGCCACACGGATCGCCTCCGGGATCGGCGGGCCGCCGATGACCGTCCTCGGCGCGTTCTCCCCGGCCCAGTTCGACGGGTTCAAATGCTCGTCGGCGCTGCCGGTGCTGGTGGCCACCTCCGACTGGATCGGCTCGGTGCCCACCTACACCGGCACCGGCAATATCCAAGTGTGGTGTCTGCTCAACCTCCCGGCCGGCGCGGCGACCTCCGGGCAGAACATCATCGGGGTCTACACCACCGGGACGGTCGCGTTGTGGCTGCTGGAGTACGCCACCGGCGGTGACCTGCGGCTACGTGCCTACAACAGTGCCGGGACGCAGCTGCTCGACTCCGGGGTGCTCAACTTCAACCTTGACGACAAGCTGGTCCGGGTCGGTATCCAGCTTGAGCAGAACGGCGCCGACATCAACTGGTCGATCGACACCCTCGAGGTCGGCGCGTCGGCGGCGGTCGGGACCGGCGGCACGCTGGCCGCCCAGACGGTGTCCCGCTGCCACTCGGTCAGGGTCAACGGCGGTGGTGACCTGGGCGACAACATTGCCGTGGGACACATCGCCGTCCACAACGAGATCCTCAGCCTGTTCGAGCTGGCCGACCAGCTCAACGCCTACGTCGGGGAAGCCGCCGGCCGGCGGATCGAGCGGCTCTGCGGCGAGGAGGGGGTCACCTTCCGTGGGGTCGGCGAGCTGGACACCACCGCGGCGATGGGCGCCCAGCTTTCCGCCGAGCTGGTCGACCTGCTCCAGGAGGCCGCCGACGCGGATGGGGGCCTCCTCTACGAGCCGAGGGACCTGTTCGGCCTGGCCTACCGGACTAGGGAATCCCTCTACAACCAGGACGCGGCACTGGCGTTGGACTATGCGGCGAACCATCTGGGCAGCGGCAGTGACACGGGGATCGAGCCGACCGACGACGACCAGCAGGTCCGCAACGACGTCACCGTCAAGCGCACCGGCGGGTCGAGCGTGCGGGCGGTGCTGGAGACCGGCGCGCTGTCGATCCTGGACCCACCGGACGGGGTGGGCAGGTACGACACCGAGGTCACCTTGAACCTGGAATCGGACGCGCAGGTGCCGGACGCGGCCGGGTGGCTGCTGTGGCTGGGCACCGTGGACGAGGCCCGCTATCCGGTGCTGATGGTCGACCTGTCCCGGGCGCCGTTCGTTGCCGACTCCAGCCTGGTGCTGGCCGTGCAGGACCTTGACCTGGGCGACCGCTTGACCGTCGACAACCCACCAGCGTGGCTGCCCCCTGATGCGATCAGCCAGCTCGCGCAGGGCATGGTCGAGACGATGGGGAACTTCACCCACCGGATCGCGGTCAACTGCTCCCCGGAGACACCGTGGGGCCGGGTCGGCGTCTACGACGACCCGGACAGCCGCTACTCCAGCGACGGCAGCACCCTGAACGAGGCCCTGACGACCACCGAGACCGACGTGGACGTGGCCACCCCCTCGGGGCCCCTGTGGTCCCACGACGACGGCAACTTCAACATCAGGATCGGCGGCGAGGTCATGACCGTGACCGCCATCTCAGGTGCCAGTAGCCCCCAAACCTTCACGGTGACGAGGAGCGTGAACGGCGTGGTCAAGGCCCATTCCACCGGCGCGGAAGTCGCGCTGGACCACCCAGTCGTCTACGTGAGGTGAGCCGTGCCGTCCGCAGGTGACTTCGTCCGGGCCAGCGACATCCCCGGGGATGTCGGCTGCCGGCTCCGCCGCGTCGCCAACCAGAGCATCAGCTCGGGCGTCACCACCAGCGTCTCCTGGGACACCGAGGATGTCGACACCTCCGGCTTCATCGCCGTCACCTCGACGACCATCACCATCCCCACCGGCCTGGATGGGCTCTACGCGATCACCTACGACGCCCGCGGCCCGGGGATCTCCGGCGCCGCTGGCACCGCGGCAATCCTGATCCTGCCAACCTCGGCGATCACGGGGATGCCCGCCGACTTCACTGTGGCGATGGACGCGAGCCTGCTGAAGCGGGCCTCGCTGGGCATCACCATCCCGCTGCTGGCCGCCGACAGCTTCGTCTGCCAGGTCCGCCACGGCACCGGGTCGGCGCAGAACTTCACCGCCTGGCTGAGCTGCTACCGAATCGCGGTGCTGTGATGACCACGCTCCAGCCGTTCCTGCTGCGCCTGGTGCGCTGGCTCCCACCGATGCTGTTGCAGGAGCCGTGGGCGCTGTTCGTCAAGATTGCCTGTGTCCTGAGCGGCGCGTCCTACCTGCTGCAACTCAGCTCTCCCGGCGCGATCAGCAGGCTCCTCCCACCTGCGGTCGTGGCCCTGTGGAACGCCGATCTGCTCCTGGGCGGCGCGCTCGGCCTGGCCGGCCTGCTCCGCAAGGTCCGCCGGGTCGAGATCGCCGGGCTGTGCCTGCTCGGCGCGTCCACGCTGGTGTACGCCACGGTGATCCTGGCTATCGGCGGTCGCCGCGGCATCGTCGCCGCGCTCCTGATCGGCCTGCTCGGCGCGGCCGCCTACCTGCGTGCGCTTGGCCTGTGGGCCACTGGTGCCACGATCCGGCAGAGGGTGACGGGACCTGAGTGAGAGAGTGGCTCGTCCCCCTGATCTCTACCCTGCTCGGCGGGACACTCCTCCAGGGCCTGGTCCTGCTGCTGCGTGCTGGCGCGGAGCGGCAGTCCGTCGTCGCCGGCGGCGCAGAGCGTGCCGTGCTGTCGCTGGAGCGGAGCCTCGCGCATGTCGAACGCGAACGGGACCGGCTCGCCGCGCGTGTCGAGCAGCTCGAAGCCGAGCTCACCACCTACCGCAAGGAGCACAGCTGATGGTGATCCTCATCTCCCGCGACGGCTGGGGCGCCCGCCCACCCAAGGACCGTACCCCCCTGGACCGCTCCGCCCAGGAGGGAACCGCCGTCCACTACACCGGCGCCGACGCCGACGAACAGGCAGACCACGCCAACTGCGCCGCCCGGGTCCGTGGCATCCAGAGCTACCACATGGACACCAAAGGCTGGGCCGACATCGCCTACTCCGATGTGGTCTGCAAGCACGGCTACGTGTTCATGGGCCGCGACCTGGGCATCAGGACGGCCGCGAACGGCACCGACCACGGCAACACCGCCTACCATGCCGTCTGCTTCCTCGGCGACGACTCGGCCAACCGCGACGACGTCACCGACCCGGGCCGGCAGGCGATCAAGTGGGCGGTCGACCGGTGCAACACATGGGCCGGCGTGCACGGCGTCCAGCCGCATTCCTACTTCAAGGCGACCGACTGCCCAGGCGACCAGCTCCGCGCCTGGATCGCCGCTGGCCTTCCACTTTCCGCCCACGTCCCCCAGGAGGACCCCATGCCTGACGAGGCCTACTTCACCGGCCAGTTCGACCGCCTCCACGAGGATTTCGTGACGCTGCTGCGCGGCCCCAACCACGCCAGCACGCAGAAGCTCCTCGACCAGCTCACGGCGGTGAACGCCAAGCTGGCCGAGCTCATCGACGCGCTGACCACCCCCCCACCGCCGCCGGCGTAGCCGCAACGAGACCCTGGCCGTGGCGCGGCGCGGCCTCGGCCCTCCGGTGAAGTGCTGCCCAGCCCCGCGACTGGCTGGGGGCTAGCTGGCCGGAGGGCCAGGGACGACAAGAAGGGAGTGCCGTGACCCGCTACAACAAGGCGATCGCCGCCGCAGTGGCCGGCCTGGCGGAGGCCGCAGTGCTGCTGCCGACAACTGATGTGCCCTGGTGGATGCTCGCGCTCGGCGCGCTCGGGCAGACGCTCGTAGTCGCGCGAGCGCCGAAGAACCGCCAGGTGTAGGCTCCGACGTAGAACACCCCATGACGCGGCAAGGCCCCGGGATACGAGACCGGGGCCTTGCCGCGTTCACAGCCTCACGGTGGCCATGATGAGCAGGGTGAGGATGAGGACCGCCACACAGAAGGCGAGTGTCTTGGCCCGCTCGCGTGGTGGCAGATCATCCATGATCCGCACGGTCGCCTC